CTAAACTTACTTACTACCTTTTCACAGATTTCAACATCATAATCGCCAGGAAGCAACTTGAGGTTTTCGATCTTAAAGAACATCTCGAAAGAGTTTGAACCATCATACTCACCAACACCGATTGAGTAAGTGTTACTACTCACATCCGCCTTATCGAGTGCAGTCATACTGATCAGACTACCATCGTTGCTCACAGAGATGTCCGAAACCTGAAGAACAGATGCCGCCTTCTGCAACTCTGCAAACTTCTTCTGTGTAAGACTAAAATTAATTGCCGTTGATGGCATGTTGATCTTCTTGTTCGGAACAGTCAGCAACTTAGGTTCACAGTAATGATACTTCACAGAACCATTACTCCCACTGATACGAACATATTTCTCTTCAAACTCAAACTCTGGATCGTTAAAGAGAGAAACAACTCCTAGAAACTTATTCAAGTCCCAAATACCAAACTCTGTATCAAATGTTTCTTCTACAGTTGCTTCGGCAAGAACATTCTTTACTGGAGAGATTGTGGTGATCTTGTTGCCAGGATGAACAAGAATGTTTGAGTTGATTGACGCAAAGTTCTTAAGGATGTCTAGTGTTTTCTTAGAAATTTTCATTGCTGTTGCTGTGCTCATAATATAGTTCTCCAATCACTTAGGATTGCTGTGTTCTGTAATATACTCTACACCGTAACGCTTTTCCAGTTCTTTCTTGCGAGAATTCTCACTTACACCTTCTTGTGAAGGAACATAATCGCTGAATCCAGGCATCTTGAAAGGACAAGAAACTTTTGGATAATCTATCTTGGAATATTCTTTTTTACCATTAATCACAAGATTGACTAATTGTGTCATTTTCTTATCACCACAACCACACGCCCCACAGTAAAAAGAACCAGGATATTTTTGACTGTCTTTTCTTTCAGAACAAGGAGCAAGATCCCCATCCCCGTGACAACTCAAATCACGAAGTTTAATAGTTTCATTTGGTGCTTTATTGTTGTTTATTCCGCGAGACACAACTGCTTTTGCGAGAGTTGCTGCTTTCTCTAACAGAGAAGGATCTTTGGTGTCTATTTTTTCGTCTTTGCCTAAACCTGCATTCTTTTTGGCATTCTCCAATATCTTCTTTCTATAATCATCATATTCTGGAGTTTTTTCCGTTTCCATGTTTATCCTCTTCAATTTCGTAGTAATCTTCTTCGTTTATCTGTCCAGATGTCATCTCACGAAGATGTGCTTTATCATTATTTCTATGCTTCTTTGTCATCTTCTTTTTTACTCTACGGCGATCACAATCCTCCGACTCGTTTCTATGAAAACTTCTGCCCATTTATTACTCCTCTAAAAGACTAGGAAACGCTTTTAGCGCCAAATCTTTACTAATATGTGGTAATTCTTTCTTGAGAATAATTGACTCTAAAATTGGAGTTTCTGTCCAATGAATAATCTCAAGAATATTACGCAACTTTCTATTGCGAATATTTTCGTTCTGAATGAAATGTTTAGTGTTTAAAAAGTAAGGAATTCTTTTGTATTCCTTATGCAGACCACTGATGCTCAACCCTATAGGGGAGTCGTCTGGTTCGTATTTAGGTACTTCTTTATATGAAGTAGTAAATGCATCACTATATGCAAATTTTAGTATCATTCTAAGAGCAAGAGTATCTACACTTTTAAGATACTCTATCTTTTCTTGTTCTGTTTTTAGTTTTTGTGTATGTAAAAACACTTCACCTATGTATTCTGCTTGAGTTCTCATATTAATTCATCAACACTTTCAAGAATAAGTTTCATATTGTTTTTGACAAGATAATCAAATACCTTGCCTTTGTTTCCTGCATATGGAAGAGCATATTCATTTAGAATATTCTGCTCAATCTCCTCTGGTATGTATGCAAGATCCACTAGATTTTTGTTTCTATCGTAATTTCTTTCGTGTTCTGAAGGAACACCATAGAAGGCCCAATTAGTAATCTTCCTACTGGAAAGTGGCTTTTGGCGCTTTGCATCATCCACAAAAGTATCATCGTCAGACAGAATATTTGGCACACCATCACCAGTATCACCGCGAAGAATGTGTTCAAACAAGTGCTTCTGTGGATTCTCGCACTTCAAAAAATCCTTGTGAATAGGACTGAATTGATAAATGTTGGGAAACCTCTGCAACTGCTGAAAATCCTTATCACTCGACACGATAAGAATCTTCTCATGCTGATGGAAGTTCTTCGCAAGAGTGGCAATAATGTCATCCGCTTCACAGCGGTCAACACGCATATTCTTAAATGGGAAGTTCTCCATAACTTCCTGACGAATCTTGGTCAAAACTTCGAAGATCTTGTCCCACTGCTCCTTGTCCTTGTCGTGAGCCTTCTTACGGTTCGCCTTGTATTGTGGGAAGATTTCTCTTCTCCAAGGATTAGCAGAATCTTGACAAATGACAAGATCCCCGTACTCCTCCTTAAAGCGGGTTCGATACATTCGATAGGTATTGATCACGATGTGCCGAATAACATCTTCAGACACATCGTTCATATTCTTGTACTGCGAAAAGATACTGGCAATCAAAATTTGTGTATTGTCGATGAGAATCATTTTGTGATCGCTTGCAGAATAATGCACTGCTCGTTTACTTTACCGTTTACTGGCTTTTCCTTGGTCTTAATCTCGCTGAATGCATTGTTGATGGCACGAATACCACCCAAGAATTTACTGACCGACTTCTTGGGAGCGCGCACCTTTTTCATAGTAGATGTCTTGATGTCGTAGTTGAGAATCTTATTTCCTTTTACGCTCAAGCCATTTGACAGTTCCGATGAGTTGTATACAGCAATAACTTGTGTCTTTGTATTATACACCACAAGTCGGTTAGCACCAATTATTTCCGCAGGATTGATTGATTTGATGGAGAGTTCTGCAAACTCTTTCATATAGACCATCTTGGACACCAGTTGCTCTGGAGTCTTTTGCTTCTTCTTGCGGGGTTTACGATTGGTCTTTGCTACGCTCACCTGCTCCTTGGCAAGAGTGATGATCTCTGTGTAGAAATCCGCGTACTTTCTTAGACTTGGTTTAGACAACCAAGAGTACGCTTCTTTCATATCCTTGTCTCCATCTAGAGCCAAATTGATGTCGTCTAGACGGGGTTGGAAATGAGTAGAAATGAAATCTGCTTGAGCGGCTTTCACTTCGTGTCTTTTAAACCAATCGACAAGATCATAAGAATGCTTCTTGCTGTTCTTGAGTGCTTCCGCAAAGGCATCAATCTCCAATTCCAAAGAGCAAATAAGCCTGTGTGCTTTTTCCTTTATATGATCCTGAACACTCAGTTTTGGTACATTTTTTACTGGCTTAGTGGCAGTCTTTTCTAGAAGATATTTGATACTCTCATTGAGTTTCTTGGCTGCATCTTCAGGCAATGTTGTGCCGCGAGACACCATTCTGCCATAAGCAGCGGCCGCAAAGTATTCATATGCTTTCTTTGGTCCTCTGACTGCTCTGGAGATTTCATCTTTTGAATAAGATGTTTTCTCCATATATTCTTTTATGAATTTTGGATACATCTTTGCTGGCGCATTTCTGTACCAATTCAAAGCACCAGAAATTTGTCCATCATCTGTTACTACAGGCTCAGAGCCAATAAGAACACTGATAGGATCGGATCCTCTGCTAAGTGTTTTGTATCGCTTCGTCATAACTATATTCTATCCTAAGAATACTTGTAGTCAAGTCAAGGCTTCCAGAATACAAAAACTGGTTCATATTTCAAATACCGTCCACCCACCTTGCAGTAATTCTTGCACTTGGGGATACCGTCTTCACCTATACGATTGGTTCCAGGCATGGGTTCAAGAGCCATCTTCACAGTCATCTTGTATTTCATGCCCATCTCTTCTAGTATCTTTCTTGAGTCCTCTTCCAAAGGGAGGTATTCACCTTTCACCAAAAGATCGGCAATATTCCAAAGCAAGTATCTTTCAGATCGAAGCCACTCTACACAAGTTTCCAAAGTAGGCCGAAGGAACCCATCTCTCCAGTTATCATATGAAGAAAACTTCTTATAAGATTGATTTGGATCTTCTGAGTATGCTTCTCTATTAAAATATGGAGGAGAAGTAAACACCAAATCTAGTTTACCTTTGTATTTTTGAAATCCTGCGTCTTGTCTGACTACTTCTGAGCCGAGTTGGAACACTTCGTAGGTATTGGTAGACGAGAATAGTCCATTACCTCTATATGTTTTTGTGTTGTAAAATTCGGCAATACTACCATACTTACCAAATTTATTAAGGTTTGGTGGATAGTTTTCAGGATTTGGGTCAGTACCAATATAATGCACACAACGGTCGTCACAAATAGACATAGCACCCAAAATACGGCCGCCCCAGCCGCTAGAGGGATCATATATGTTAATTGTGCTAGATTTATCAATATGTTCCGTAAATCTTTCATACAAATACTTTGCTGTTAAAGGAGGAAAATTTACTGCTGGTTGAATGTAACCAATACGGAAAGAGGCAAAGCCAGCAGGAAAAACCTTCTCTCCCTTCTTATAAACTCTAAGCGCATAGATCTTATCATCAGGAAGATTGTCAGCATCGAATGTGGAATAATGCCGATAAGACATCTTTGGTTTCCACTTGATGAACTGTTCCTTGGTCAAATGAAGGATCTTGTTTTGTTCAATTTGAAAATACCCAGAATTAAGACCTTCTCTGGGTTCCACTTGTTCCAACATAAAATCATAACCAGTAAACACAGACGGATTGCTGAAGAAAGCATCCATCCACTCATCGGCATTATTCACATCTACAATAGAATATTTCTTGTCGTTGCGAATGGCAGACAAAGCGTGCTTATACATCGAATCGCGTCTAAGGTGACGAGCAGCACCCTTCACTATTCTAGGTAGAAACTCATCCTTGGCGAACAAATCGTAAATAGAATATCCATTATCCTTATCGGAATAATTGATTCGCGTCTTGAACATATTGGAAAAGAACTGATCTACTTCCACACCAACTCTTGACTTGTTAATAATCACATCGTCAGGAGTATTCGATAGTTCATCGGAATTTGTGAATTCGTGAACAGGAAAGGACTCCAAACGATTAAATTGATCTACTATATCTTGTTCGCTCTTGCCTGTTCTTGGTGGACAACCATATGTGTCCCAAGCATAAAGAATTTCCTTACGCATTTCGACTACCCACTTCTCAAAGTCCTGTGGGGTCATTTCGAGAAGATCCTCAAAGAGCACATTTATCTTTGAGTTAATCACATAATCATTTCGTTCATAGTATGGTTTGTTCATTTGAATACCTGAATATCAATCCTGCTAGAGTTCCGTTCATCCATTCTACACTACCGACTTGAAGAAATCCATTCCTTTCATAGAAATCTGTCGCTCTTTTATTGTCGGCTCTTACACTCAACCAAACTGCTGGCAAGTTGAGCGAAGATATGTAGGCAAGAAATTGATTGAGAACTTCCTTTGCTTTACCGTTTCCTTCAGATCCGTTGACTATTTGATGAAGCATACAGTTGTTTCTTGGTATACCACAAGTGCCAACTCTTGTTCTTTTCTTGTATACACTGAAGATTATCACCACACCGTCCTGATAAACACACCGACCACTATTGATCGCTCTGCTCACATAATCAAAACGGATGTGTGGAAATATGTCTCCTCTCTTGCGGAAAATATCGTATATTTCTTTTGTTTGTTCTTTTGTAGCAAATATCATAACATTCTACTAAAATTACCCTTCTTGACGAAGGAGATATGATCTTGGAATTTATCTTGAAGAAGTTCTTTGGATTTATGTGATATAACGAATACATTAGTATCCGAACCAAAAGACTTGAGAATATTCAGGAACGACTCGGTGGCATAATCATCCAAACTACCATCAAGAACTTCATCAAATATCAATAGATTACAACTGAGCGAGTTCTTGATGGCAGCAATCTTTCTCCAAGCAAACAAAAGTGCCAAGTCGATCTTACGCTTTTCGCCTTCACTGAAACTATCGTATGTGAATATGTCTCTGTGCCGAGATTTGATAGTTTCTTCGAACGACTCACTCAGTTGGAACTGAACGAAAAAATCCATCTGTGCAAGATACTTGTTGATCACCTTATTCATAATAGGCAGATAGTGCTTGATGATCTTACCTTTGATGCCACTATCCTTGAGAAGAGATGCTGCTATAGTATGGTAATGAACATCCTCGACTACAACCTTTCTGTTCTCTGCTGCATCAATCCCTTCTTGGACTATCAGATTAAACTTCTCCTTCTCATCATCGACATTCTTAGTGTCTTTTGCCGCTTTATTAATCTGATCAGTTGTCTTGTTGATTATACCTTTAGTGGAAGTGATCTTTGCATTATTCAACTGAATTTGCTTGTTCAGTTCTGTTATTTCTTTGTTTATCTTGGAATTGCTTTCCATATCATTTTTGATCACCTTCATTTGTCCAAGAACGGTTGTTTTCTTGGAACTGAGATTGGATAGATCTTCCTTGAGAACCTTTGTTATGCTTTGCTTGTGGTCTTCACAGAGTTCCTGCTTGCATCGAGTACAGGAACTGTTCTTCTCATAGAAAGAAATTTCCTTTTCCAACTTGCTCTCTTCTGTCTCTATCTTGGACAATTCGATATCTTGAATAGACATATCTGTTGGAATAAGTTTCTCCTCCAACTCCTCAACTTGCTTGAGCAATTGTTCGTTCTCTTCGGTCAGAACTTCTATTTCTCTTGCATATTCTTCAAGAGAACTCTTAGACTTCTCTATGTGCTCTTTATTTGAACTTTCAAGAGTTTTCACTAGTTTCTTCTGTCCTTCGGCTCTTTCCCGTAGAAGAACTATCTTGTTGTCTGCATCCTTCTGCTGATCCTTGAGTAAAGACAGTTTACCTTTGAGAAGAATATTCATATTAGAGAATACATCTATATCCAATAGGTTCTCTACGACCGATCTACGCTCCGCGGCGGTAAGACGCATAAATGGAACATAGTTTGTGGAGCCAAGAATAACTACCTGGCAAAAAGACTTGTAAGACATTCGCAGGATCTGATCCTCGAACATCTTCTGGTAATCCTTGTTTGTAGCATCTTGATCTATTAATTTGCCATCTTTGTATATCTCTAAGAACTTTGGTGCAATACCGCGACGAACCTTGTACTTGATGCCAGATACATCAAAGTCGATTTCTGTGACACAATCTTTTTGATTGATTGAGTTGACTAGTTGAGGTATGTTGATGTTTCTATATGGTTTCCCAAACAAACAAAACACAATAGCGTCAAGAACGGTGGTCTTACCCGCACCATTCTCGCCGCTGATTAGTGTTGTATCATTTTTGTTGAGGTGTAACTCTGTAAAGACATTACCTGTTGAAAGAAAATTCTTCCAACGGATTTTTTCAAATTTTAGCATAATAAATCACTTCTTGTGTTTGGCTTTATGCGGTCTTCTTTTTAAAGAAATCTTTCTCTTTCTGTTTGCTTGAGATCTCTTTCTTTTTGCTTTCCTTGCTGCTCTCTTTGCTCTTCTCTTAAGTTTCATAAGATCCCTAGAAGGTCTTTTGTTGCAGCGGCGCCCCACCTTTTTTTGACCTGGAGGGCATTTAAATATGATTTTTCTTTTTCCTTTTCTGATAACTAATTTCTTCTTAGCAGCACCTTCCAGTATCTCTGTGGCAGAACTAACTAGGAAATCATATTCCTCGAATTCTTCAATTAATTCTTCAAATGGATCAGTTACAATAATCCCATCAGTTGTCTGCACATATTCAAAATTGTTTTCTTCTAGGATATATCTAATGTCGATTTTATCAACTGTAACCAGAACATATCCATCTTCCAATTCTGTCAATTCTACATGACCTGTATTTTCATACAGTTTATGTAAGTTGTTCATTTCTTGAAGAAATTTGTTTTGCATTTAGACCCTCGGTATACCAATCAGGAATATTACCCATCTTCCACTTTGCGAAGCGGGACTTCTCATTTATGTAGTATTGGCGATACGCTGTGACGGGATCTGGATCCCTGTACTGTGGCGGCATCGCTTGTGGGAACTCCGTGAGAATATGATGCTTGTGATGAACAAACATCTTGGGAGTATGGATCAAATATTCCCAGTATAGGGGTTCCATCTTGTGAACTTTACCATAACGCACAGTATATTCTTGCAACAGTTGCATACCGTGACGACACAACCACTTGTAGTTTTCCCGTGTCTCCATACACCAAGCAGTGCAGGGGTGATTTGGCATAACCGCTTTACATAGAATATTGTCCCACTGTGCATCTGGCATAACATATTTCTTGTACTTTCTACCAGAAGCAGAAGTGCTATTCAGAGGAACACCATCAAGTACGCGGTGAGCAGTGGAAAGCATTTGGGCGGTTTCCACAATCATTTTGACCACATGCTTGTCGCACATTTGTTTGGCAGCAATATAAGGGTCGTGTGCTAATACAAAGATATTCATAGCGTGAGACTTTCCATATACAGTTCTTGTACGATTTTCTTCAACTTGGGTTTATCATCGACTTCTTCCATAGAGTCGATTTCGTTATTGATGATTGTAATCGTATCTTCGGTAGTGTCAACTATATCTTCCTTAGAAATCTCAACGACATCTTCTATGAAGGTTACTGAAGCCGGTTGCATCGAATATATGGCATCAATATACCGATCATATGTGTATGGTTTTGTCTTGTTGGTTACTATAATTTTGACAAAACTATTCTTGTATTTACTGACATCCAAACTCTTGAGTGGGTCTTCCGTTCTATCGTCATAAGTTATAACATAGAACATCTTTCTTTCATTTACAATAAAAGTCATACTGCAATCTTCGGTGTCGAAGATATGAAACCCCTTATTGTCATATGCATCTGAAAATGTTATTTGATAAGGTGTTCCCAGATATGTTATGTTCTTGTCTGTCTGCTTTATATGAAAATGACCAGAATAAACAGCATCAAACTTATCGAACAAGGAAGGAGAAAGACCGTGTTCGTGTTTTACTCCTGACACAACCTGAAATCCGTTTATTTCAAAGTGACCCATGACGATGGAAACACTTGCATCGTTCAGAAACTGTATACACTTATCTGTATTTGCTTCATTTATCCACGGAACTAGACCAATATCCACACCATCTAGATTTATAGTAACTGGATCACTGTAAATGTGAATATTGTTGTAATGAGAAAACAACTCTGTCATAGAGTTGATGCTGCTAGTATTACGATAGAATGTATCGTGATTGCCTAGAATGATATGCAGAGTTATATTGTGCTTCTCGAAGAACGACATAAATCTATCTCTGACTTGTGCCAGAGTATAGAAGTTTACAAATTTTCTTCGATCCAAAAGATCACCTAGATGTAAGACCGTAGTGATGTTGTTTTCTAGAAGATAGGGAAAGAACTGTTTTTCGAAGAAAGATAGAAACTCATCTAAAAACAAAGGAGAATCGTTCTTAACCCCAAAATGAGTATCGGTCACTACTGCGACTTTCATTCTTTCTTCTTTCCTTTTGATTTCTTTTCAAATGTGGAAAACGAATTTTTCTCTTCGTCTGTTATACCCATCATTCTCAGTATCTCAGAAAAATCTCCAACCTTGTCCAGTGATTCTAAGTATTTGTATTTAATGTAATTTTGTTTCTTTTCTTTTTGTATTCGTCTCAAGAATGCATAGTATATTATCTGTGTAAAATAAGAAAAGGGATTACTGGACTTTTCTGGATCAAAATTAGAAGCATACATTAAGCAATTCTCGACACCATCGCTTATCATATCCTCTTTAAATTGATAGTTTACAAAATTAGGTTTCTTTGCTAAATTTTCTGCTATTTGCAAAAATGCTATACCAATATACTCCGTAACTGGGGGTTTGTCTTCCCCCGACTGTTCTGCTTCTAAAACAGTCTTTTTCCATTTTTGCATCTCTTCGAAGAACTTTTTGTTGTCTAAGTAATGTTCTGTTTTTCGTTTTTGTTTTTTCATTATTGTCTCCGTGCAAAGATTATACTTCAGTTCTTTGCACAGTCAAGAAAATTAATGGTATTTACTTGACACCTTTAAAAAGTTTGTTATACTTCTCTGTGCCAGGTTTGATAAGACCTATTACTTAAGATAGTCATTAGGATCGGGCGACCAGTCTTCAAAAGAATTACCCCAAGTAGTTTTTTTGTTTTCAGTGGGCTTATTTTTTTTCTTGGGGAGAGGAGCAGATATTTGTGGCTCTTCCTCCAAAAAATCCTCTAGATCTTCATCATCAACATCTTCCTCGTCCATATCTTCCAGTTCTTCCATATCTTCTAGTTCTATGCCCAATAGATCTAGAAAATTCATAGACGCTTCTGGTGATAATTGCAATTCAACATTTACCGTGTTAAAATGTCCATTTGGTTTTTGTGTATTTTGATCTTGATGTTGTTTAAGAAAATCTTCCAATTCAGTATTAGACATAGTTTTTTTATTTTTCTCGAAGTCATAAACTGATGATATTTTTTCATCTGGGATCAGTATGGCCATTACACAATCTATTGCTATGTCTACTGTTTTATCTGTGGAATATTCGTTCCAGTTTCTGATTACCAAGAATTCTTTCATTCCTAGATTCTTTTCATCTATCATCGAAACTGTCTTGAAAACCATCGGGTTTTCTAAAGTCATCATATCCTTTTTTGTTACTGGCATCAAACCAGCAATTAAAGATTCACCATTTTTTAATTTGAGGATTCTGTAATTAGTCTGTTCCATTTGACTCCTCTATGGGTATTAGAATCTTCTTGTAGTCAAATTTTTCTGATTCGTATATCTTTACTCTCTCTATAAAATGTTTGAGAGTATGGTTTTGATATGATTTCCAAGATAGATCATCAGAAATATCGTACAACTTTGCCTTTTCCTTGTGTTCTGATTTTCTCAATTGTCTTCCTATGGATTGTAAAACCCTTATTCGACTTTTTGATGGAGACGAGAACACAATATTATGTAGTCTTTTGATAGATACACCAGTAGAGAATGTTCCATAGGAAGCAACCAAAATGGCGTTTTCTTCTTTTTCTACAATTTGACGAATACTTTCTCTATCATCTGCTTCGGTTCCGCCATGAATGAAGAATACCTTTCTGTTTTTCGCCAAAGATTTGATTTTATCAAATAAAGGTTTTCCGTGTTTTTCTACAAATTGAAACAGAACAAGAGTGTTTCCTTTCATACTGTTTGAAAGTTTTGCGATAAAATCATTTCTAGCATTGTTCTGTACTAACCAATCTATCTCTTCTTGATATGTTAGTTTTTTAAAAGTCTGTCTTACAGAATTTGGATACTGTAGAACCAAACAATCAATAGAAAGATCCGATAGAAGGTTTTTATCCATAAGTTCTTTTGTTGAAGTCAACTTATGTACTCTGCCAAATAATCCTTCTATTACAAGTTTGTGTGTAAAAGAACCATCCAAAGTTCCAGTTGTACCTATTCTATATGGACAATTTTTTAACTTTGACATAATACTTGTCAAAGATTTTGATTTAAACAGATGACATTCATCACCTATCACGACACTAAAATCTTTGAAATATTTTTCTGGTAAGTTGTATATGCTTTGCCAAGTAGTTATGACTATCTGCTTGTCTGTCTCTTTCTCTTGTCCACCAAATATCTTATGACAATTCTCCCTACACTTCCATTTGGTTCCTTTTGAATAATCAAAAAAATCAGAATACATTTGAGAAACCAGAGAAATAGTGGGGACTATCACTAGTATTTTTTTATCTTCTGGAATCTGATCTTGTAAATACCTGCATATTACATAAATCATTAAACTCTTACCAGAACCTGTAGGAGAAAGTAACAGACATCTTTCTTTTGAGAGAGCGTGAGTTATTCCTTCAATTTGGTGATTGTGGGGTTCAATAGGTTTACCACCAGCACTTATCTTAAGTGTTTTGCAGTATTCTTTTACATAGTCTTGAGTTATATCTTGATTGTTTGGTTGATCGAATTCTTTAACAGAATAATTTCTATCCTTAGCAAATTTAACAACATAATCATACAGACCAGCATAAATCTGTTTTGTCAAAGAATTGTATAATTTGATTTTACCATCCCACATTCTGTTTCTGTATGCAGGCATAAATTTGTGACCTGGTACTTGAAAAGTAAAGTAATCGGATAATTCTTTTGTGAATCCAGAATCACAATTTACTTTTATGAAGACAGAATCTACTGGTTCTATTTCAAAATCATTCATATCATTATTTATTTATCAAGAAACACCATTGATAAATTTGCGCCAAATAATAGCATCTCTGATATGATACTGACGATTATTCAGACCCTTGATTGTGGACTCAAGGTAATTTATTTTTTCTTCTTGACAAGCAACCTTTGAACGAATGGTGACCAAATCATCATCCGCGTTCATATACAACTCAACATCTTGTTTCAGTATACGAAGTTGAAACGGTTCCCAGTTGAGGTCTTTTAGAGTCTGCTCGTCAAGTTTACCATTAAAGTATTCCCACTTTAATTTTTCCATCTTATAAAGTTCTATCTTGTATTTTTGTAACAAGAGTTTTTCGTCGTGTAGAATATTCAAGTATTTGTTATGTAATTTTGGAATGTTCAGTGATTCCTTGTCAAGACTTGTTTCGTCAATAGGAATGTCCTGAGAAACCATTTCACGAATTGTGTTTAGATTCATAGTGTATTAAGAATAATAACGATATTCATATCCTGTGTATGCAAATGTTACTTTTGATGTTGCTGGTAAAATATCTGTAACTTTTGAATCAAATTGTATTGATGCTAATTGTATGGGAAACACATCTGTAAAAGAAACTTCTATAAATGCTTTAGATGCACTATTCATAAGAATTAAACTCGCATCTGAGAATTTTTCTCTTTCATTTGGTGCTTGCTGACCGTAATTTCTCTCGTTGAGTAATATAGTCATCCAGTTTCTTATTTCTGTCCAGTTTGACATATTTTCGTTTACCAAAAAATCTATAGTGAGATCATCCATTTTTATAGATGTTCCTGGTCTACGAATAGAAGTAGCAAAAGGACTAGGTAGAACCGTTTCACCAAGAGAAATTCCTGGCAGATTTACAGATTGACAAAAATAGACAAGATGAGGTGTTCTGTGCAATACGAATTTATATTCGTTAAGTTGCAGTGGATTTTCTTGTTTTGGTTGTCTAGCCATAGCATCTTTCAATGCTTGACTACCCAGATATGAGTAAGGTATTGTTGAAGATACTTCCATAAATTCTCCTACAGTATCTATAAAGCAAGAGGGGGGGATCTTTCGATCCCCCCCCGTTACTAAGTTTTACTCAATATTAGTTGAGTGTAGCGTCATTACCGTGGAGGTTCTTGACCTTGAAGATACGGTAGTACTGATTGCGACGACGAGAAAGTGCTTCACCATCACCCAATCCGTTCGTTCCTCTTACGAATGGATTGCTTACCATACCGTAACGAGTCTTGAAGCCGATCTTTGGTTGGAATGTGCTTGTGTCAACTGCTCTTACCATTTGGAGAGGAACATATGGGCAGTAGAAAATACCAGCGTCATATGGACTTGTTCCCTTGTAGCCAAGGCAGATGAAATCAATTGGAGTGAAATCATTGTAGTCTGTTGGCATAGAATATGGGTCGATGTAGACCTTGATTCTACCTTGGTGGAGTGTACCAGCAAAGGTGTTTCCGTTTACATCGGTGGAGAGTTGTCCACTGAATGCTGGAGAGAAGTCGAGAAGACCGCTCATAGAGAGAGCAGCGGCGACATCTGGGGAAACGATTGCCATATTACCCTTACCGCGGCGTGTTTCAGCACCGATGACATTGCATTCTCTTTCAATTTGGAATGTCAAGCCACGGAACTTTTCAGCAGACCAACGACCGTCAGAGTCGAGTTCAAGATCGTATTGACCACCGAGAACTGCTGGATTGCCCCAGGGAGAGGTTGTCATAGAAGCAAGATCTGCTTGCTTGCAACCGAGTTTAGCAACATCATAGATTGTGCGGACTAGTTCGCGGTTGATTTCGAACATAATTTCCGTAGAAAGGATGTTAGCCAACTCTGTCTCAGCATCAAGTCCGTGAACGGCCTTGAGGTCTTGAGCGAGTTCAGTTGTGTATTCTGCCTTGAGAGCACGAGACTTAGCAGTTACGGATGTCTTCTCGATTGTGAAGGACATCTCGTTGAATGCTGCACCTGCTGGTGTCAGACTTGTACCACCAAGTCTTTCAGCAGTTGTTGTTGGCATTGGACGGCCTGCTTCGAATGCACCTGTGGTGGATCCTAATTCACCAGCAAAAATGTCATCCATTTGACCGTATACTGTGTTTGTGCTAGAACCAGAAGAGTTCAGTGCTTCATTATAGAGAGCCTCTGCACCTGTTCTATTTCCATCGGAATCTGTGTTGCCGTACTTGGACTTCATTGCGAAGATGAGTCCTGTTGGACCATTCATTGGTTGTACACCAGCGATGTCGTAAGCCATCAAATTTGGCATTGCACGACGAACAAGAGAGATTAGGATTGGATCAAAGGCATCAATACCTTGTCCTGCTGTGGTAGAAGCACCACCGATTGTTCCTAAACCTGTTCCTGCTATACCTTGAAGAGAATCTTCACGAAGGAATCTTTCTTGGTTCTCAAGAAGAATAGTTGTTACATTTTTCTTATACGAATCTTTGATTTCTGGGAGAGCCTTGTGTTCTACGATAGGCGCCCACTTTTTTCTTGTGCTTTCACAAAGCATTGTCTTATCCATTTGTTGTTACTCCTTTTAACCTAAATCTTTTAATATTTAGAATTTTTATTTTTGCAGAGATCTTTCTATTGCTCTAGAATAGATCTCCATTGAGGGTGAAATTTGTTCAATCTCTTCTTCTGTTTCTTCTTCAAGAATTACTCTTTCGAAGAGATTTTGTTTTGTTTGTTGTTTTGATTCTTTTAAAGTCTTCTTTGGTTTGGTAGTATTTACATATCCTTCTACCAAAACTGAAACTTTTTCAGAGTAGTCTTTTTCGGACTCAAATGCTACATTTTCAGCAAGGTGACGAATTTGTTCCGCTTCTAATGCAGTTAGATGAGATGTTTGCTCTTGAAAGATTTGTTGAGCCTTTAGAGACTTTATCTTGTTGATGAGGTTTGCATTTGTTTCAATTTCTTCATTCAAACGATTCTCAAGATGAGAAACGGCTTCTGATAGTTCATCAAAAACATTTGTTTTCTCCTCTGGAACTTCGATATAAGATTCTGTGAAAAGATTTTTCAATCCTCTTATGAAGTTTTCCGAAATTTCTGTGCGTAAACCGCTTTCTACGGCGATTTCGTTTTCCTTAATCCATTCCTCGACAACATAATTGAGATAAGTGTCTAACTGTTCTTCGAGTGTTTCCTTGACTTCTACAATCTTATCAGAGAATTGTTCTGCCAATTCTTCACGAAGAGCACCCGCAATCATGTTAATTTTTGTAACAATTGCTGCCTCATATAGAGAAGCCGCCTTAGAAACGAATTCTTCCGAAAGATCCTCGCTTCCACCGAACATTGCACGAACATCTTTTTGGAGTTCTTCCTTGTTCAAGGTTGGTCCAAATACCGATGGCATTTGTGGAGAAGCAGATGATGGTTTCATAGAAAGAGTTCCTGCTATTTGGCCTGGTCCTGGTCCAACATATTGTTTGGTTCCTAATTGGAATCCTTTACCCATTGCATCGTGTGATGATCCTCCGTTTGCATCAGACTCCAAATCATCACCAGAGGAAGGAACCCCACCTGTTGGCATTTGAGCACTTGCATAAGAAGGTTTCATATTTAAAGTTGAACCCAGATCGGATCCACCAGAAACTTTTGGTTCAGAAGTAGATTTCATTGGTGTGGAATCTTCAGAATCATCTTCCTCGTAATCATCTTCAGAATCATCTTCAGAATCATCTTCAGAATCATCTTCAGAATCATCTTCCTCCGTTTCATCTTCATCCTCTACTTCTTCGTAAAGGTCATCTTCGTATTCTTCGGTTTCTTCGATTTCATCGTTTGGATCTATTTCTGAAAATAGATTATCAATGATTTCTTCTGCAAGTTGCTTGGGATCCATTTAATATCTCCTTAGTAATGCCTTTTATTTATAAACCCGTCAATTTTGATAAGAAATTTTCAAATATTTTAAGTTTTGTTTTTTCTAATTCTCTTGATGATGCTTTGCTGATTTGTTTTTTATAGTTTTCCAAGTCAACTTGCTTGAAATTACCGTTTTCCCAAATCCATTCTCTGCCTTCCATAATACCATTCACAAATGCATTAGGAGCAGAAGGATCCGCAACAATATCTACTGCGGCGAGCATAAAGTCCTCTTGGACTTCCTGATAACCGTTCTTTTCGATCAGCGAACCCATACCACGGGAAGAAACACCCAGTTTAGCACCTTCATCCATAAGATTCTTAACGATCTTGCCGTATGGTGTGTCGAGAACTTTGGCTCTACCGCAAACTTGATTATTATCAAAGTGTAATTCTTTAATTATATGGGCAGCACGCTCAAGATTGACGGTTGGTCCTTCTGGGTGTCCCAGTTCACCTATTGCTCTACTTGTGTTGACATATTCTGTAATATAGCGGTTTACCTCTTTTTGCATGATGGGCATAGGGTAAACTCTACCGTTTCTGTTCTTTGCATCCGACTCCATAAAGACACCTTCGATGAAATAGTTCTTCTTTCCATCGGAAGATGCTTCTGTGAGGACACGAACATCAAGTGTTGTTTCGGTGATTAATTTCATCCGTGACCTTTCTGCTTTCCTCTAATTCCAACTTTTTTAGTTTTGGCTTCGTGAGGAGGCATACCGCCAGCAAGTCTTCTAGCAACTACTGGGCCTGGAACCTTTTCTTCCTCTATTTGCTCACCACAAGAAGAGCATTCTTCTTCTGAAAACATTTGTTGTGCTATTTCTTTCTTTTTCTCGACAAATGCTTGACCTACTTTGGAATATAGAGATTGATTTATTGCTTGTTTAAAAAGTTCTAAATCGCCGTTGATAAGATGTGTTATTGCATCGGACATAATTTACTCCGTTTTCTATATTTATTATTTTACTTATTTAGGTGATAATCGAACAGTTCGCAATATTCTGGGTATTTTTTTCTAGCATCATTTATTAACTTTTGTCTGTGTTCTATCATTTTTTCGGTGTTGTTCGATTTACCAATACCCATATAATGTGTGTATCCTGTCTCTCTACTTCTGGATTCCATAAAAGTCTTTTGCTCTTGTAAGTCTCTAATATCAATATAGCCAATTGCAGTCTGTATGCTGCGAAGGTCCCCATATTTTTCTTTGTAAAACTGTAAAAGAGAAAGTTCTTCTAGGCAGGACATAAAAATAGTGATATATCTGGGAGATTTGTTTTTTAGAAAATAATCAATATTTTGTAAATTTTCTTCTACAAAATTCAGCATTGTTTTACTGTATGTTTTTAATAATTCAACATCCTTTCCACCAATAACACCCACATTTACTTTTTCAATGTAATCTTTTTTATCATAATCTTCTGCTATTTTAATTATTTGAGTGGGAACATTGTGAAAGTTTTTGATTATATCTTTTGTAGTTACATAATATTCGTCCGTAAATGTAGCCTTCTCTTCAATGATGTCTTGTACGAACAGAGGGGAAACTACTTCTGGTAATTGTTTTCTGTAAAAAGCATCACCATCAAAATGCAAAAAAGGTTCATTCTGAATGCTGTATGCTTTCAGTTTACCTAAAGCCCAAAGATATTTTGATTTTGGTAAGTTTGTTTCTATTACTACATTTTTATAAGGCAATCCTAGCAAATCTACTAGTATTCTTTTACCGTTTTCATCAGCAACTAATTCTACTTCGTATCCTTTTTCCACAAAAGACATCACCGAAGTCAACCAAACATACCAATAGAATGTATTTTTTTCTTTATCAGTTATACCTGTTAATGTTTTTATAGACGAAATATCGCTACTATTACCATTTATTAAAGAATCTGTAAAAAAACTTTGCACTATTTTCATTTTTTATTCACCCAATAAAAGAGCACCATTTTGAGTAAAAGAACTAGGCCCACCACAACAACTCAGGGGTAGGCAAATATCATACTCATCGCCAAATATGCAGCATCCAAGTGTTGGAGTACATCCACCAATAGGCGACGGCGGACAACCACAATTACCAAACTGGTCTGCGGGGGGACAGGGACAACCTAAAGATTCACAAGTAGGTGTAGGACATTCTGTACAACAATCGAGTTCTGCACAAGTTTTAGGGGGAGGACAGGTTTCGCAGCATCCTGCTGTTTTTCCTTCTGGACACTCGCATATAATAGTAGGCTCTTGTTTACAATCAACACAACCAACATATGTTTGATTTGTATCACACCCACATTCTTTTGCTTCATCTTGATAGAAAACACCGTTACCGTTACTACACTCTCTTGGACATTTTGGTGGCCCAAGACCGCCGGGACAATTACAATCAGTGCCCACAAGACCACTGAGTAGACCTACACAATTACAAATTTGTGGAGGCAATATGTCGTTACATTCACAAGGACATTCTTTGCAGTTTTGTGGTGGACATTCTGGACAGCCTGGACAATCTGGACAAGATGGACAAGCAGGGCAGTCTGCCCCTTCATCAAAAGGGATCCCGTCTGTCGGCCAATCCTCACTTCCTCTGATATACATTACCTTGTTACAAGCATCAACAAACATATCTCCTGCTTGTAAACCATCACAAGAAGTCAATCTATTGTTTTCATCACATCCTGTGCAATCACAAGGACTGCTTAAATTTGAGCATATACTTGCTCCTTGACCGTTTTTTCCACTTGGAGGTGTGCCAGTTCCGTCAGTTGCACACTGTGGAAAATCATCTAAAAATGCTGCTGTTAATTCCTCGGAAGGTGTGCCTCCTACTAAATTTTTAAATTCTGTTAGATTTATTGTTCCACCACCAGCAAATAGTGGATCCGTTGGCATGAATGTAAACTTACTTACTCCTCCTGTAGATGCTGTTAATTTATCACCATTCAGTCCATTTAATTTCTTAAAATCACCATAAGACCAAGTGTAATTTATATTTGGTACATCTCCTGTTCCAATATAACCCCAAGCAACAATGTTTTTATCACCATTTATATCTACGGACGGACTACCGAGATTACCTGTAAAAGAACCAAGAGGGGGGGTTTGTTGGTTTGGATTAGTTACATTGAAATAACCACAAAAAGTAGCAGGAGAACAGTTTACTTGGTAAAAACCATTTGATGTTGTTCCGGCCCCATAATAATCAATATTAGGGTTTGATATAACAACTCTGCCTTTTAAATCATCAATACACTCTTGCTGTATAGGACTGTTGCTTCCACCATCTGTTTCGTTTGTGGGTAAGCAACCACAACGAATTACAGGAGGTCTGCCAGCGGCCCCTATTGGTCCTGCTGGACCGGTTTTTCCAGCAGGTCCTTCTGGACCCTGTGGACCTGGTATACAACAGTCTCCATCATTATCGTTTGCATTTGTAACAACAGATCTTCCGCAATTACCATCAGCACAAGAGTCTATGGATTCGTTTTGAAATGTGTTTAGATCATAATTATCAGGCATGTCATCCTCTTCATATCAGACTGCTGGCATCATAATCGACACCTTTATTACTTATGAAAGATTCAGGCGAACTTTGAGTAGGTTGACCACCCATGTCTGGTGCTGGTGGTGCTCCTCCTGACATATCCTGACCTCCCTGTGAAGCCATTGCTGCTTGTTCTTGTGCTTGAACTTGAGCCATTTCTTCGGCCTTCTCTTGTTCAATTTGTGCATCAATTTCAGCAATATCTTCATCTGTCTGACGAAGAATGTTCTTACGAATCCAATAATCAGAGAAGAATTTACCAGAGTAATCCGATACTTCGCGCATTATAGCCATGCGATCTTTGTAAATTTCTGCTTGCTTGGATTCTGCAAAATATGAATCTGTTGCATAGTCCAGTTTCATTTTCTGACATACTTCAAACCAATCTTCCTCATTCATAATCTGCTTACTTAAGCACTGAACCTTTAGAAAGTTAAAAAGTAATTCTGCAAACTTTACACGAAGTCTGCTTATAAATTTTGAGTATTTTAATTCATCTCTGCTGATTTCGGAAGCACGACCCATGTTGAATCCGCTATCTCCCTGTAGACGAGATTCGGGAATATTCAATGAACGAAATAGTTTCTTTTGAAAATATAGGACATCTGCCATTTCACCAAGATTTTGTCCGCCTGGTAATGTTTCTATTGATGTACCTCTTCCGCCTTCTCTTCTTGGAAGCCAGAAATCTTCAAGCATACTCATATGCTTCTTATCGTCTCTAATTTCTCCAGAGTTTGCATCATACACTACCTTATTTCGATAGCGGTTCATAACTTCACGGAGATATTGTTCTGCTTTATTCTTTGGAAGAGAACCGACATCAATGTAGAATATTCTACGCTCAGGTGCTCTAGACCAACGATAGATTACAGTCGCATCTTCCACCATACGAAGCATATTTAATGGTTTGATTGCTTTGTGCAAGAAACCAACTACTCTCTTTGTAGTGTGGTCGTACATACCAGAGTGAACATAATTGATAGAATCGGGTGCAATTTTTACACCTTGTTCAACTGTGTTGTAATTAATATTGTATGTACTTGGTGTAGTTCTGTCAAAAGGCATGTACATATAGAATTCTTCCATATCCGTTGGAATTTCTAAGTTACCCACCTTTTCTTTTTCTTTAACTTGTTTGATTTTACGAATACGAAGAGGATCTACTACTCTGTATTCTTTTGCACCCTTCTTCTTGTTTTCGTGAAGAATGATGTGATAATAAAGTCTTCCGTCGATATAGAATCGACGGAAGATATCGAATGCTTTTCTTTCAAAATCCAGCAAGTAAAGAACTTCATCAAAAGATTCTTGAATCCTAGTTTTTATGTTTTCAGAAACATTAACTTTATCAAGATTTAATTTAACTGTCTTTTCTCTTGCATCTATTGTGATGACTTCATTTGTTATGTCATCTACTGCCATTTCAACTTCTGCATGAAGAGACATTTCTCTATATTTACGAATCATGTCAGTCTCTGTACGAACAGTACCGTCGAGATCGACATAATACCCCTGTAGTCCCCCTCCTGCTTCGACGACTGTTGCGCCATCGTCAACAGGAGGAGGGACTATAGAGAAAGTATCTTCTTCGTTTGGTTTTCGCCCAAAGGTAAAACCAAACAGATTATCAAATAGACCCATAATATAAACTCATTTCTTCAATTATTTAAGTTCGAAGTATGAATATGCAAATGTCACTGTGAATTCTGAAACCGTGTCTACTTGATCGAACGCAACATCAACTGAGGATACTTCTTTGGGGAAGATTGCAGAGAAGTCGTATGTTCTAACTACGCTTCCTGCTCTGTTGAGTTGTTCTACTTGAGCCTTGTATGTTCTAACGGCAGACCAAAGACCTGCACCAGAAGCAACATTGTTCAAGTGATCATTGAATTGACGGTTCCAATCTTCGAATTGCTTACGAAGATCCATGTTTTCTGTGTTGATGACTGTGACTTGCCAATCTTCATAAGATCTGTCGCCAGGGGCCTTAATTGTACGACCCATGTATGGAACGGCAACTTCACCGATTGTAGATGCTGGTAGGGAGGAAGCCTTACCGAAGAATCTTAAATTTCCGAGATTACCGAAACCATTGACAGAAACTCTGAAGAGTGTTGGCTTGGAGCCACCGTCAAAGTTTTGAATAAAATTATTGATACCGAATTGAGACATTCTTTTGTTCCTTTTTAAAGACTATTTATGAGCGAAGAACCAAAACTTTGCATTAGACGGCTGGAGGTGCTCCAACTTCTTCGAAGTTTACACCAGATGGTGTTGCAATGAAGTTGAGTTGGATGAAGTTGATCGAGCGGTTTGGCTTGATGTAGATATCACCTACGAAGTTGTTGGTATCAATGACTTGTGGTGTGTTGTTTGTTTCATCACATACAACTCTGAAGTCGGTGATACCTCTTCTGCCTTGAACTTCTCTCAAATATGGCTCTACCAATTGTCTGAACTGCGCGCGAGTAAATTCATCGTTGAACTCGAAGAGCAGATATTTGGATGCTGTTGCGATTGCCTTCTCAAGAACGATGAAGAGACGGCGAACATTGATGCGGTCAAATGCACTTGGTCTGGTGAGAAGAGTCTTATCACCGAAGATTACTGTACCTTCACCACCAAAAGAAACGATTGGATTTATATTCTTCTTGTAAAGTTCATCGCGGTCGGCCTTGCCTGGATTGTAGACAAGACGAACAGAATTCTTGATTTGACCTCTGGTGAAACCGGCGGGGGAATACCAGGGATCGTATTCGAAGTCTGTCTTGACGCAAGCACCTGCAAAATCGGCGCAAAGAGGAACATAGATGTAACGATCATTGTAGTAATCGTATTGCAACTTCCAACCACTATCCATTACTCCATAAGAAGAGGAGATGTCGAGTGCTGTTCTATAAGAAAGAACATCAGTCAAAGAGAGAGTAGAAATACTATCAACTCCTGATGATGGTTGTGGAGAAACGAAAGCAACACAGTCTTTTCTGGACTCGGCTACTTCTATTACTCTCTTGGCGTTTACTGCTGCCATTGGTCCCGCAATCAAGAGAGCAACATCAACTTCTTGTCCACTCTCAAAGTAGGTGTAATATGCGGAAGAAATTGCGTCATCTTCTGCTGGTGTTGCGTCTGTAACACCACCTGAAAGTGCATAACCTACGATACGGTCATCTGTCCAACTTTCATCATCAGTGATGGAATTGATGAGATCATATGACGCGGTGCTGGTTGGGAGAAGTTCATCACCCCAAGAAAGATCACCAGAAGTAGTTGTCACTGCTGTTGGGTGCTTCAACCACCAAATGTACTTGGACTTGTTGTTGATGACATCCTTGTAGTAGTTGGATTCGCCGTCAGCATTTCTTGCGTTTCTGGCCTTAGACAAGAATCCGAATTTTTCAAGAACAGATCCAGCAACACCAGAGAAACTACCACCGGCATCAACTACTAGAATGTGAATTTCGTCGTTTATATTGGCATTTCCTGTCAAGTTTTCTGCCCAGGGGGATGTGCCGGGAACATCTTCGAAGTTGTCGATGAGATCGTAATAATTATCAGATGCTGTTGTATTTGTCATATCAGAAACAGATGCTGTTGTGTGGTCGAGAATATAGACCTTTAGACTGTTTCCTAGAGCACCAGCATATTTTGCAGCAAATTCGCCATATCCCGTTGTGCTGTCTACATTTGCATCGTATGTGGCTCTACTGTAGATGGATGATATACCGCTACCCTCTACGGTGGCTGTCATATCACCGTTACTTCTATATCTTACGAGTTTGAGATTATTTCCGTACTTTAGGAAATTTGAAGCAACGAACCAATAACGAGCGTATGTGGTATCGAATGCTGGTTTACCGAATCTTTCCAATAAATTGTTTTCGGAAGTAATTGTGATGACTTCTTCTGATGGTCCCCATTGGAATAAACCAATAAAACCTGCGCTTGTTGTAGCAACAGCGGGTACGATCAGTGTCAAGTCTGTTTCTGTGAATGTAACGCCTGGACTCAATTGAAATGGCATTTGTTTTCTCCTTTGAATTCGCTATTCGAATTATACTAAACTTATGTATACTTTTATGTTTTTTAGTAAGTTTGCCAAATATTACCTTGCTGATCTGGTTCATCGTCAGAATTCAAACCATTTTCAATAAATCCAAAGGGCACAATTTCTTCTTCTAGTTGTTTGAGTTTCTCGTCAAATAGTCTCTTACGAATATCCATATTTGTGAGATCTTTAAAATAATTTTGAGTAGTCAACCAACCAAAAAGCACTAAACACATTACCAAGTCATCATTATGACCAGTATCCGCTTCAAAAGATGCAGATTTGGCAACAAAACTTACTAATTCCTGTATTATATATAAATCAGAAATAATTAACTTGTCGTCCTCTATCATACTTTTTAGGATAGAACAGCCAATTCTTTTTATGGGTTTGGTTGTTCGAACACCTAATTGAGTTTGGGAAGAACCGAATCCACCGTCTAGAGTTTGTCCTTTGCGACCACGAAAACTGGACATAAGCATATTTTCATACTCAAGTTCGTTGTATAGAATGTCGGCTACTTGTCCACCAATATCGTTGATCTCCACCAAAACATATGCATCATTATACTTCTGTGCGATTGGGTAAATAGCATTAGGATATATCATAGGAGACAGTTCGTTATTCTTAAAAGTAGCAACGACTTTGTATGGTATTTCTGTTATGTCTATTACCGTAAATGCGTGATAATCGAACCCCGCTCCTCTTGATGTGTCTACCGACATCACATAGATGTGATCCTTGTGGGGGTATTCGTAGATACATAATCCTTGTTCATTTTTTGAAATAGGCGTCTTGTATGTCATACTCTTGAGTTTGGTGGCAGCAATAAGAGTGTTAGTGGAACCTATGAAATCGCATTCATACTCTACACGAAACTGTTCAGCAGAAGTGTTAGAAATTTGTTGTTTCTTCCAGTCCTGATCTCGACCTGGAAGATCCGACCAATGAACAGATATGGGAACAAATGAATTTCTATTCTCTTCTGCATCCGTCCAGATCTTGTAGTACATATTCAACCCGTTAGGTGTAGAGAATATCAACACCTTAGTATCAGTACCAGAGGATATAGTGGGGTAGGCTGACGCATAGAAGTCATCTGCGATGTTTGGGGGGACATACGCAAACTCGTCCAAGAATATCATATTGAAAGAACCACCACGAATAGCCGAAGAGGAAGTGGCGGATGCTTTTACTTTGGATTTGTTTTCCAAAACGATAGAACCCTTATTCCACTCCACTACACCCTGCTGTAGCCATTTTGGCAAATATTCATATGCCACTTTTAGTTTACCCAATAGTTCACGAGCGATTTCCTGTTTGTGTGCAAGAATTGCAACATTGACCTCTGGATTGAACAGTATGTAATGAAGAATATAGGAAACGACCGTGGTGGATTTACCCGACTGACGGGGTAGTTTTGCTATGGTAAAACGATTGTTGTGAATCGTATTGACCATGTTTTCTTGAAATTTATACATATCAAAATTCACCAAACCTTTGTCCAGATTGATGATTTTTATGTACTTACGGATAAAATACACAGGATCGTTTGCACACTTAATGTACTCTTCGATCTGGTCTGGAGTAAAACTTACCTTTACTCCAGCAGCCTTTAAATTATCATTTCCAAGATATGATGTATTATTGTTCATTCTTCAAACTTAGTTTCGTCTATTTCCTTGACTTTACCCTTGATTAATTTTTGAAGTTCAGATGTACTTCCAACAAACAAAGAATTATTTGTTACATTTGTGGTGTTGTTGTTTACCTCTGTCTTCTTAATTTCTTTGATCTGTTTGTGTAGGGATAGAAGATCTTTGTTAGCATCAGCAACACTCTTAATTAATGTTGCTACTACTTCGTATGCTCTTGGGGATTGTGTTTCAGAAGCAACTAACATTATTCCGTCTATTGCTTCTGTTCCTCTTCTTACTATATCTTTTAGATTCTCTCTGACTGTGGTGTAATCTTTATCAACATCTTCTTTATTGACTACTACTTCCTTTACAGGAAGAATGTCACCCACAGAAGAAGGCACTTGTTTGCTTACTTCAAGATCAAAGATCTGTTCCATTTTATTTTCAAAATCATTGTTCATTTTAAATTGTCACTTGTATTCTATTTATGTAAATTTTACCAATCGAAGTTCCGTATGAAGAACCAAATCTTAGAATAATTTTTGTTATATTTCTTAAATCTAGATCAATATTATTTTGTTGTAGTTGTTTTATGTTAAATTTGACGGGAAATGCACAAATAAATTCGTGACTTTCTGGGAGCGGAGAAGTTGTAGTTGTTTTAGATGGAATTCCTATATTCATCATGCTACTGCTGATAATAGACGAATTATCCAGCGAATCTATCAATTCTAAACAAAAATGAAAATTTTCGGTATTAGTATTCAGAGGATCATCCATCATCCCACAGTGTACTTCGATGTAATTAGAATTGTTTAAATTAAAAGAACTTCTTTCGAATTGAAGATAAGAATCTTGTGTAATCGTCAATACACAAGCACCATCACTACTACCAGAACAACTCCTAGAAACAATTCCTGTAAAAATATCTGAAACAGAAGGCAGATCTCTTGCATCTTGAGTTTGTAAGAAAAAAGTTAAATTACCAAATGATCTTTCTGGATTTACATTGTTAAATTTGTCTACAACTAGCCTAACATCGGAAAATGGTACATGATCTAAACTATAAGAAAAATCTCTTATTTTTTGTTGATTGGGTGAAATAGAATGTGTATTTGTGTTTTTTAAATAATTTTTGGTTTTCTGTTTCAGACATAAACTTAAAAAATTTACAAGATCCGAAGAAACAAAACCTAAATTATTTGCTCTTGAGTTGTATGTGTAAAAATATCGAGTATCTATGTTATATCCACTGGGAATGTTGATATAGTTTTTAAAATTGTAATCAATAATTGCTCCACCGTGTTGTGAATTTCTTATGAATATAATTCTTTTAGGTACTTCATTTTCTAAGGTATCAGAATTTAACCCATAATTTACAAACCAAGTTGGCATCAATGATTTAGTAACTTCATCTCTATCAGAATTTAGTAAAAGTATTGGTATATTTTTAGGAAGATTAAAACTGGTATTTGGTATACTGGAATTTGTACACAACAATGATTCACCAGTGCCTAGAGTACTTATACTATCCAGAGCACCATTGATAACAACTAGACACATTATACTGTTGATATCAATACCAGCAGAAGGATCCACACCCACTTCACTACAAGCAGATTTTACCTTTTCTCCTCCTTGACTATGACCCATCAATGTTATTTTATCAAAATTTAATTTATTTTGAAATTTACCATTTTTTATTTTATCAATGTTGTTTTTTAAATGTCGCAATTTACCTAAAATGTGGTAATTACCATCTTGCATAGTTCCACCAGTAGCGGTAGGACTTTTTGTATATGTTTCTTGAAATAAATAGCAAACAAAATACCCATAGGATGCTAATTTAGATGCATACACATCATAACCCCAGTGTTCTTGACCAATTCCATGCTGTATACAAACTATGGGCATCAAATATGAATTATCCAGTGCTTCTTTTGGATAAAAAACTCTTATACTTTCAAATCCAAAAAGACCAAGACAAGTTTCATAAGAATTTATTCTTTCTTCATTTGTAAATTCTTGTGGATTTAACATATCCACGCTTTCAAACTGGACACTGTATGGTCCAGGTTGTTTTGTATCTAAAACTATCTTTATATTGTTTACAATATCGCCATTTTTTAAAAACGGATCCACATCATTTGTTGTTGAAATTCTAAAAATTACTTTGTGCTCTTTACATAGAGATAGTATCTCTTCGTGACTCATGCTATCGCACATATCATCGTGAATCAAAAAAGAATCAGTTATATCACCATTAATATAATCATTTAAAAGATTGATTTTATATGTTTTTATTGAAATTAATGTCTGAAAAATGTTGTTGTTTATCTGATCACAAACAAACACAATTAAATTCATTTGTGTGTTTATAGAAGGCAATCCTAATTGATTCCTTTTTTGATTCAAGAACAAGATGTTTGAACAAAAGTAAAAATTAGTAGAAGTATCGACAGAATCTGTTAACAAAAATGGTGAAGTGTTGTTCAGATTTGTATCTTTTGTTTTTAAACCAAAACATAAATCATTAATAATGATTGCCATCAAAGCACCATACTTTCTTCTATAACTCCAGATGTTCTATTGAGTTTATAAATTTTATTATACATAGAAAAATATTCACCAGTGCTTGTATAGCAAAAATCATAGTCCTTTATCGTGTCTATTTGATTTATATATTTTACAGATTTACAAACATCAGAATGAATTTTAAATACCAAAGTATTAGACTCAAAATTTAAAAACAAATAATCATTAGAACATAAACAATTTTTAAAAGATTGATTCAAAACAGAAGATATTTCAAGAGAAAATTCACAATCAACGCACTGTGTGGGATTTTCTAGAAATGGTTTATTATAAGAAACTCTAGCGTCTACAAATACCTGACCAGTCTGAGGATCAGAAAACATATTCTGAATTTGTTCCTTTGTTAAAAATGTATTTTCTAAGTTACTTTTTTCACCTGTCTCGTATAGTATTTTTACCAATCCAACGCCAGGATCATCTGGCAAATTAGAATAACCAGAACCATTGTAAGAATGATCAAAGTATGCAAAAGTGTTCAGATTGTCTGATGATTTTATAGGATAACGATTAATTCTTATGTTTTTTATTCCATTACTTAAAAACACTGAAATGTTAAAAACATAGAAGTCATTTACGCATACTTTATTTTCAATCATCAATTGTTCATTGGATAAAAGTTGCTCATAAGCAGAAAAATCATATATTGAGTCTTGTGTATAAAAATTAGTCAAATGATATACTATATGTTTTTTATTAAAATTATCTAAATATGCCTGATCACCAAACAGATCAATGGTAGTTCCATCTGAGATATGCATATTTGTTCCTATCGGAACACTAGAATAAATGCTATTGTCTATTATTTCTGTATCATCTATGGTTTTAATTATGTTGAAAATATTACAAGAAGGATGATTTATTAATTTATATGTAGAATTGTTGTAAAAAGAATCATTTCTTATAAATTGCAAAAAACCTGAGCCTGGAGAATAAAGATTACTTGCTTTTAAATATTCTGATTGTCTTATATTTGTCGATATCAAATTTCTAATAGAATATCTTGAAGAGTCGTAGTTAAAAAATCTTGATTTATATGCGAGTTGGTCTTCTTTTAGCGCAAGAGAGCAATGAGAAAAATTATCATGCTTGCAGTAAATATCAGAAAATCTGTAAACACCATTAAATTGATAAACATTTGGTTCTAGACCCGTGTATTCATAAACAATACCATAAGGAAAAGATTGAGGAAAAGCACAACCATTATCTACAAAGGGAGAAAATGCAGTTTTTGAATGTATTTTCTTGAATTTTTGAGGCTGTTTACTTTTATAGTTTCTTTTATAAAAATGAATTAAACTAGAACAATCGTTAGCAGTAATTCTCCCGTCATATTCATTTGGTTCTCTTCTCAAATATTTTGTAGAAATTGCTAATCCTTTAAAATCCGAATCAATTGCTATTAAAGAACCGAAATTGATTTGTTCATCTGTTATTGTTTGAAGAAGAGTTCCGTTTACTACATCAAAAAAATAAACTGTGCTTGCGCTTGGTACGCTCAATAGTAAATATTTTCCATCATTTGATACAAAACAATTTTCAGATGATTTGGCACTAAAAACAGTATTCGTAATATTAACATTGTGTAAATATGTTTTGGTTTTTTGTTGTAGATTTATAGAGTAAATATTAATTGTTTTACTACCATCATTTAATTTATTGAAAAATGCTATCTTACTTCCATTATCTGAAAAATAAGACATAGTATCTAAAGACACTTCTTCAACTAAATCAAAACCATTTATACTTGAATAATTTGTTCTTTTTAATCTATCTAATTGCAACAAAGACTCTGTATATTTTACAGAATCTACAATGACTTTTTTCCAAAAAAAACTTCCTTCATTTATATTCACATTTCTCTGAAATGATGATATGTTTCTTTTATCAAATGGCATACTAATTTTCCTGAATAATAATAGTTACTGAATAATCTGATGATGGTGATATTTGATTCGGATCATCATTTTGAACAATTTTATTGTTGTTTGTATCCAGTAAATAATCACCATTGGTGTCTTGTTCATAAAGAATTGGTGATACCGTTATTTGTGCTCTTTTAAATGCCATATGTTACTCCATATCAAACAGATTTATATCTGCTGTTTTTATGACATTACCAGATTTTACTGGACCATATATCATCATTTTTGCTGTAAATGTTAAATCCCAAGTAATGAACCTTGTGTTTTCTTGAACCAAAGAACCATCTGCTTTTTCTTCTGTGGTTATTGAGGACAAGACTATGGGTATGTCTAATTTTTCGTTTTCGTCTCCCAAAACTCCAGGTTTTATTGTTATAGTAAATTCTGGTGTAAAATATGGAAGTATTTGTTCTACTATCTGCAAACCATCATCCATGTTTCTAACATAACAAGATAAAGTAAAATCTAAATTGTAAGGAACATTACTATGATGAAAAGAAAACTCTACATCGTCGTTAGTCGTTACCGTTTCCTTTACTCTTTTGTGTATACTGTTCTTTTTTCTTTCTGGGTCATATTGCATGTTTGAAATGTAGAAAGACATTCTAGGAAGAGTTATTTGTGTTGCTTGATTTCTTAAATCTGCAAAACTTTGCTCAAGTTTTTGAATGAATTTTTCTTTGGGAGAATAAACAAGAGGAACTTTTATTTTTTGAGTTTCACTTCCTGCTGTTCTAACAATATACAGATTATTAAACAGAGTACCAAAAGATACAACTGCTTTCTTTATTAAACCGTGATAGAATGTGGTAAACATCAGTAATTACCCTCCGAGAAAGGATCCACTTCTGTAAAGTCAACTATTGATGCAGCGTCTGTCTGTAACTGTGCATTATCGCTTGGATTCTTTGCATCTCTGATAAAATCAATATCCCCATCACCATCTTCATCTATACTCTGAACTATATTATCTTCTATTTCGTCAATATCGCTGTCGCCTGTGTCAATTCGTTCCATAGAATACTTAAAGAGTTCACATTCTAGTTTATAGGTGTAGAGTTTTCCGCCTTGAAAAAATATCTGTTTGTTGTCAACATATTTAATTTCAAACAGTCCTTTGGAAAGAGGAAAATAGATAAGGTCTCCCATAGCAGGAGCATCCAGATCTATAGGTCTATCTGGTAATTCTGGTAATTTGCTTGCTTCTTGCTCAAATCTCTTTTTTGAAACAGTTAATGTCATGTTATCCATGATCTCTATTCCAAACTTGGAGATAACTTCATTGTCTCCTTGAAATCCATTGAATGTATCAAGATACATTTCTATAGGAAAAGATATGTTGAAACTTGACATGGGATCTTCACCAAAGATAGTATCCAATTTTTCAGAATATCTTCTGGGAATATAATAAACATCCATACCCTTGGTCTTTATGGATTCTATCATAAGATCTTCCATAAGATCTTGAGTCGGTTTATATTTGTTGTTATTGAAATATGGATTTGTTGCCATAAATTATCCAATAAAGAAGTTTGGAGGTGCTTCGTATTTACTCTGAACTTCGCTTTCTAATTTTTCAATTTCTTTTCTAGCATCTTCGTATATTTCTTGTCCGTTTAGAGTTATTCCTCCAGCCAAAGATATACCAGAAAATTTGGAAAGATTAGCACCCCATTGTTCTTTTATTTTTGCAGTTGTATACAGTTTAAGTAAACGATCATTGAATATCTCTCCGTATGTTTCTGGATTTAAAACTCTATATGCTTCAAATACCAAATAATCGCCAATTATAGGATGGGTGTTCCAATCCATATCTACATAAATCTTATTGGTTACTCTGCTAAAGGTTATTGCTTTTTCTGGGGTAAGCATATCCTGCAACATCTGCATATGAGAGCGAGTGTAATTGTACCCTATCAAAGAATCGCTATATGTGTTAGTTCTCAATCCATAAAGATCGTTCAACGCTATCTGGTAGCGAGCATCAAACATACCAGTACCACCGAGAGTATCAAACAACTGAAAGCATCTTATTACACTTATGATAGATTTTCCATCGGGATCTATTGCCGGGGATGCAACTATTCCTATTGATGGATCTGCTAAAGTCGGTTCCGTTAAATCAATATACTTATTGTCTATGTCTTCCTGAGTTATTTGTTTTTTGATATAACAGCGTTCTACCCCATCAAAATGATACTCTGCAAAAAATTGCAGAGCATCATCTATACGATCCTCTATCTGAGCATCGTCTATATTGATTTCTATGACGGGATACCCAAGTCTTCTTAATGCATATTGCTTGAGTTCTTCTCTGGTCGTTGGTGTCATTTTTTCTCCTCAATTTCTTTTATTTATGTTTGAGGAGATGTAAAATTACTGGCGAAAAAGAAATGCAATTTTTGAAATTTCACCAACGCTTAGTGTGGTTTCTCCTAGAATTTCTGGTTCAAGGGGTTCCCAACCGATTTCTATATTTTCTTCCAATAAAGAGTAAAATTCCTCTAGAAATTTATTCTTATTCTCTTCCGACACAGTTATATTTCCATCTCCACCATCTTCACCGTACTTCTTGATAAGTTTGGCTCTTTCTTCTTCCAGATTCTTCAAAGCATCATTCATTTCTTTCATGGCTCTTGCTAATCTGAACGAAATTTTAGCATTAAAAGGTGCGTCTATCAATTTGTTCATAACAGATGTGGACATATAAATTTCACCCAAACTAACTTTCATTACTATCTCCTTAAGTTAAAGATGTTCTGTATATGGTTAAAGTATACGAATCACTGATGGTATTTAGGGATACTTCTACATCGGTTCCATCCGAACTAACTGCTACTGATAAATTTTGAGTATTTGATGGAGATGTCGTTGGGTGTATCAAGGAGATTACATCTGATATTTCTTCCGTAGAATTTATAAGAACATTGAATTCTAGAACAAATACATCATCGCTGTTTGATGGATTTTCTCCGCGTACTATGTACTTGACACAATTACCAAAAGTACTCAATTTAAATGAATCTATTATTCTAGAAACATTTGGATTGAAAGATAAAGAAGAAACAGAATGTGTTGTTGATTTTGTATCTCCAGATAGTTTTAAATAGCCAGAATCAGTTGTGTTTATTTTTACAATATTATCTGTAGACTTTATTGACTTAGCAGAATTCATCAACACATCAGAATTCATCTGTATACTTGTAGAACCAGTAGAGACACCGTTTCCTGTATAACCCGCACAAAGTATAAGATTACCAACAGAATTGGAATGAATAATTGCAGTATTGTCGTTGTTTCTTCTAGTTGTTAAAATTCTGCTATTTGTACCATTATCAAAAACCATTTTTACATCGTATGATGCTGAGCCTGGTGATAAACAAATACTCTTGTTTCCTAAAGAACTAAGAATAGTTTGAGAAGAATTGGTAGAATCAAAATATATTATACCATCTGTTTTTGATGATCTTAAAGTCAAATTTGTTAAAGACTCTGAAGACAGTTTATTCAATATCACAGAACCAGTTCCATATGGCGTCAGTTTCAAATCTATGCTAGAAGCAGTTGATGTGTCTCTAAGTGCTCTTAATTCTATCAATGAAGAAGAATTGTTTATAGACAAATAATGATTTGTAGAACTAGTAAGTGTATTCGAAACAAACAGAGATTTTCTTGTATTTTGAGTTATAAAATTCAAATTTAGTTCCAAACTACCGCCTAATTTTGGTTGTTTGTCTGTAATCAAACTACTGTCAGAAGAAATGACTATATTTCCGTTCTCATACGAAAGAGAAGTATCTCCTGCACCAATAAAACTCAAAACACTAGAACCCAAAGCAGGTATATTTGTATTACCTACTGTAGCCGAACTAAAATAATTTAGATTTGCATTTTCTACTATTTCAGAGAATGGTATGCTGGATACGGTAGTCCCTGTTTCAGTTACACCAAGAACATGGCCTTGTTGCAACACCAAATTATTTGCAATATAACCTCCTCTTTGATAATCAAAGGAAGTTCCTGCAACTTTTACAGATCTTTGCGGCATAACACCCAAATCAAACACAGTAGTCAGTGTTGCTGTGTTTGTGTTATAACCATGAGTTATGTCTATATTTTTATAAAGACCATTTACAGAATTTAAACTAAGTTCTTCTATTACAAGATGTGTGGTCGTATATACTGATCCAGAATCTGTAAATCCTATTGTTCTGAGGCCATGCACAGCGGAATCGGTTAAAGCATCAATTCTAATGCTGTTATCGCCCAAAACAGTCAGAGAAATATTTGTGCCTCCTCTGAAGATAAGACCTTCATCATACGAACTATTACCTGTTCCTACTAATGTGCTTCCAGTATAGCAAGTAAATGACTTGTAGTAAGAAGAACTTGATAAACCTAGTATGGTTCTCACCTCTAAAGCATCCAGTGCTTTAAGGTAATCTCCTTGTGGTCTTCCTAATATTTGGTTTTCATCAATATACAGATCAATAGGAGTGGGATCGTTTGTTCCACCAGTGTTTACTTTTACACTGTTTTCCACCATATCGGCCAACATAGTGTTGGTTATACTGGCGTCTTTGATATAGAAATCTAAAGAATTGTTGCTTGTTACATTTATACCAACAGCATCTCTTTCTGATATGTTTACAGTAGAACCTATACTGGTGGCTTCAAGAGATTCGCTTGTAGTTTCGTTATAAATTGTGGAAAAAGCAGCAGCATCTCCTGTTGCTATTATCTTTATAGCAGAAGAACCATCGTCCAAAATCTCCGATTCTAGAGTTATACCTGTTCCAGAGACAACACTGAGAACACCTGATTTGTCGCCTGCATAAGCACTAGCAATATTATTAGATAAATCAGAATCATCAAATAATTGCCAAGAGGAAAAGAGTTTATTGTTCTCTTCCAAAAATCCAGTTTCAGATGCACCAATAAGAAGTCTTAGTTCTTGTCTATTCAGTGGTTTTATATCAGAAACATTTCCCAATTCATCTACAACTCTACCATAAACATATCCAGCAATCGCATCTGGTGTTCCTGTAGATAGTCTATAATCCAAAACTTCACTGTAAATAGTTGGGTATTCTGTAAGAGTTATTGGATCTTGATAAACTTTATCTCCATCTGTATTGTAATAGACATTATAATATTCAGCAAGAACTGGGTATGTTATTTCTTGTATTTCTGTGATTTGATACACATCTACTGGTTCGCCGTTTGCTTGTGCTGCTTTTATACTAAAAGCAGGCATTTCATCTAATTGCAGATTACCAACACTTCTATTTGCTGGTACAGATATTCCTATTGCTTCTATAACAATATCATTGTTTGTAGAAGAGGTTATGTTTATTCCTGTACCAGAACGAATTGTTAGAGTATCGGAACCAGAGGAAGCGGATAATGTATAATCTAATTCGTCTGTGTTTTCTCCGACTATTTGTATGACTCCATAAGAATTTGGAGCATTTATTGTTATAGTAGAAGAAGATGATTCTGTAGAAATTCCGTTTCCACCGAGTAAACTAAAAGAATCATTGTTTGTAGATGCGATTATTCTTGATGGAGATCCAGTATTTGTGTAAATTGTATTCCAATAATCTGCATCATTCAAAGAACCAGCATTTATTTCGATTTCATTATTAGATGTATATTCTAGATTTACATTACTTCCTGCTTTAAGAATTAAAGTATCTCCAGAAGATTCCGATTCTACTAAACTTCCTCCACTAATTTGAACTTTTGCAAAGAATGGTTCTTTAGTTACTCCAGAGGAAAGAAGAAGACCTTTAGAAGGCTCAACACCAACAAACACTTCCTTTATTATGCCAAATTCTGGTTTGATGCTTGTAGCCAAACCCGCGTTTGTTTGGGAAAGGTAAAAAACATCACCAGATGTTATATTTACTGATTCTCCGTTGTATTCAAAAACACCCGTTAAAACAATTATTGCCTCTCCACCAGCGATCTGTTCTACTATTCCTATTACTTTTGAATTTTCTTCTGTATCTGCTTGTGCTGCAACTATCTGTATGTCTTCTGTTGTATTTGTATAATCGGAATATTCGAAACGAACCAAATCGCCAACTTGTATGTTTGGATCGTATTTGGTAGTTACAAATCTATTGCTAAATTTATGATCCAAAACACCATAACCATTCGTCAAAGGAACTTTATTACTGGTATAATCCGATTCTGTTAAAAACTGAGAAGATTCCGAAATGTCTCTTACATAAAGAGTTCCCTGAATTTGAAAATTAGATTGATCTGTTAGTTCATCATAAGATACTGAGAACATCTCAGAATCAGAACCAAAAGTATCTTGTTCATTATAAAAGTTAAATTGAAGTTTATTGAGTGTAAACGATGTTTTTATACTGAATATTTTACCATCATCTGTATCTGATTCTCTACTTCCAGTTAAAAGATTAACAACAACATTTCTTTGATTTGCCGTTTTGGTGCTAAAATTGAATATAGAGTTAACACCAGAAGAATCAGAAACAAATGATTTATCGCTATCCACAGACAAATTTTGATTACTCTTCCAAGCCAAAAGAGAACCATCGTATCCAAATGTAGGAGATGTGTCGGAAGCATGAACTGTAAAACCAGCAAATCCGATTTCCGATCTCGTTACAAAATCGTCATTTGTAGTCTCTGGATCGTTATTAAGGTAAATATTAGTTGTCTTAAATTCTACTGTGGGAGAATCTATTACAAGATTATCAGAAGAGACTTTAAATTCAGAGGAAGAACCACCAATAAAATCGTGATCACCAGACACAATGTAAGGAAGCATATTTGTTGCTTCTACTTTAAAAAGTGTTTCGCAATCAGAACTATCTGTAGTGATATTAGTTCCAGTATAAGACTCGAAAACAAAATAATCTTGCGCTTGTACTTCTAATGATTCTGGTGTTCCTCCTATGTCTAATTTAAGAGAAACACCAGAATCGAATGAAAGACCGCAACCTGTTTTTATGCTTATAACAGCAACACCACCAGTAATTTTAGTAACATCAATTCCAGGCCCAGAAGCAACATCATATATTGCTAATGGATTTAAAGCATCAATTATAAAATTGGTAGTATTGTACCAAGTATAAAAGGTGTCATTCAGTTTTAGTGGTTGAATGGGAGCAAACAAACCACCTGAAATGATGTCGTCGGTATTAGTGCTCATTTAGATCCTCTGTTTAACAGTTCTCGCAATAATTGTTTTATCTCAGCAGTTTCATTTTTTAAATTAGTCATTTCTTTTTCTAGATTTATGTATCTATTATCCATCTCTTTTCTTTTCTTTGCTTCAATGAATCCTGCCTTGTCTCTAGACAACACCGCTTTTGAAGCGGGATCTCTGACTATATCTGTTCTGTCTATAAAAGGAATCATAGAACAGCCATCGCTCTCATATCCTTCACTTTAGGAACAAATGCTGCGTTTTCACTGTAAAGACAGATTTTTATACAGAATTTATTGTAAGGTGAAACTGTATCCTGTGGAAGATCAAATTCTACTTCCACATAATCGTTTGGATTGTTTGTATAATAAGTATCGAAATTCTCAACATTGGCATCCATCTTTACATATGGATTTTGGTGGAATTCGCCGGTAGAAAACGAGTCTTGTGTCTTTGCAAATACCTGTATATTAGTTCCTTGTGGTTTGTTTATAGTCAAAACACACTTAAGATTATTAGATTCGAACCCGTCCTCTAAAGTTACAACTCTAGAAATATAACGAACTCTTGCTACATTACCAGAAGGAACAGAAGCAAAAGGATTTACTTCTCCATTGGATTCTATAGAATTGTTTTCTATGAGATTTTCTACAGTAAATAAACTCATAGCATCCAGATCAATTACAGGACTTACATCTCTGTTGGTTGATGTTGCTTGCATTGTCACTCTTATAGTATTGTTATCATTTCCACCGTAAGAACAAGTAATTGGTAATTGTATATTTGCATTTGGTTCCAATCTAATTGCTGGAAGACTGCTACCGTCTAATGGATTTGACAACAATTCCCATTGAATTCTAGAAGAATTGAAGTCAATATAAGATCCAGAAAGATTTGCTGTATGGTATTTAATTTGATTATCAGATACATCGTTCTTTATATCCATCTGATAGTTTGTACCAGTTTCAAACACACATTTGTTAAGAACCATCATCATATCGGTATTTTGTTCTGGTGACCATGTGCTTGCGTTTGCAGAAGTAAAGAAAACACCAACATAAGGTTGATTTGTTACTCTTTGTTCTGTTTCCAGCAAAAACTCACCCAAAGTAGCAATATAAACTTCATATTCACTACTTGGACTCTTGACTACCAAAGCGTGTTCGCCAGGAGAAAGATGAACAGGTCTTGTGAAAGCAAATACGGTTTTTGTGCTAGAATCAGAAGCATTTGGTACATCTGATACATTTACTTCGTCTCTTTGCTTATAAACAACACCGCCTGGGTAGATTTTCTTCGAGTCTGGGAAACCATTAACAACAGGTCTCAATTGAATGTGGACAGGAATATTTGCTGATGGTTTTCTTGCAAAGAAAAGTTCAACACTTTGAAGGAATATTCCCTCTGGATAAAGTGCGGGATCTACAAAGAAAGTTTGTGCCAAAGGATCCCAGTTATTTCTTACTACAACTGTGTTTTCGTTTACATTTACTGTAGTTTCTTCTATGCTTCTTTGTTCTGTTGGGAGAGGACTTGATGTTATATCAAAACTTCTTGTAGTTGCGATAGTTTCCTCTGAAACTGTTCTCAAACCACTGGCAGAATAAATTGCAGAAGCATAACTTGTTGCTTTGTTTCTGTCGTTTCTTGGTTCATCAGATACTTCAAATTTTCTATCACCAGTTCTGAACAAACCAGCAGGAAGTCTAAATTCAATAAATGCTTGTCCTTCTTCGTTTGTCTTCAGATCAGAAATATCAGAAGTAGCAAAATGATAGGAGGTTGCAGATGTTCCTGCGACATCACCGAATAGATCACTCAAAGAATTGTATTTGTAGCAATATTCTTCGACATTTACACCGTCAAAATAAACATACATTTTTGATGTTGGTTTAAGACCGAAAGCCCAGAACTTCAGATTTGCTTCTCTCATATAAGGCTGAATAGAAACATCTACTATTCTATTTCCTAAAGAAACATCAGAGGTAGAAGTGGTAAGTTCATTGAAGAAACCATTTCTTTCTTGTTCTAATTGTTCTGTTACAGTTGTTGTAGTCAATGTAGTTATTGCAGTATCTCTCCACAACCATCTCCATCTTGCACCAAATTCCAGATCTGGAGTTCCTGTTGGTAAATCGCCTCTATGTCTGTTTCCTTCTGCAATTATGGTTCTTATTTCTTCTTCTGATGATGATGATGAAATACCTATTCTTGAAAGGGTTTCCCATTCATTCCATTGAGTACCAAATGGCGCCAAATTATTGTTGTTGAATGCAGCAACCATTTGACTCCATGCATCGTTTTCTCCTGCTAGATTTACTCTAACAGCGGGTCTGGATTCAGTATCTACCCAATTGCTTATTGGTGGCGAAATATTACCTTGTCCTTCAAACACAGTTACTTCGTGTGGTTGGACTGTTATTGATCTGGTTGCCAGAGGTTGAGCAACAAACACTTCTTTGGTAAATGGGAACATATAAATGTTGTCCCTCATTCTATTTCTTTCTGTCTCATTATAGAAAGAATTATCCTGAACACGAACAAAAGTTGTGCTGTCATCGTCTGCTGTTTTTACCAAAGATATTGATTCTGTTCTAAAAGGTGGTCTTGCATAACCTGCATTGAAATCCATTGCTATGTTGTAATCTGGATGAACAACATCGCCTATTTTGTGACCATTAAAAGTATCTACTAGGATACCACTCTTAAATCTATTGTTTCCGTTTGCATCGAGAACCAATAAATCTTCTGCTGATTTTTCCAATAAAGACAATGATGTATAATATTCTAGTCTCTTTACTCTGTTGTCCATTTTTCCAATATCGCGCATAGTATATCTTTTGTTTTCTTGCCTCTTAAAAGAGACATCAGAAGGTGTAAAGACATAATCTGCTTTATCTAAAAGATACAAAGTCATTGCATCTGGTTTATCTTGAGGATATTTTGGAGTAAGAGATGGTGTTCCATATAAAACTTCAAATTTTCCTTGAGAATTTAAAACCAATTTATCTCTTCTTGGAAGATAATAGGAAACCTCTATAGAATCGGACCAATCTGGATGTGGAATAAACTTGGTGTTTCCCATATCAAAATCATCTGTTTGATTCATAGAATTGGGTCTAAAATCTATTATTGAAGATTCGTGATATATTTTACCGTCGCTAGGACTCAAGTAGAAAGGAATATCTTTCAACTCCATTTGATCATCATTAGTCTTCTTGTAAGACTCTTTCAATACTATTCCAGGCGTATCTATAGATGAATAAGAATAATAATCGTAATTTAGTTCTAAGAATATCTCTGATGGTAAAATGTTTGTAGTTTTTGACTTTGGATTGAAAAATTCACCTTTTAATTTATCCTCATTGTTTTCTACAACAACATAGCCTGGATTCAAAACCAAAACAGGTTTTACCATTTTTTGATCGTTTATTCCTACATCTATCTTAAACAAAGAATCGACTTTTTCTGCTCCAGCAATAGGAGTTCCGTCAGAATCGTCTACAAGATAAATTGATCTCAATTGACTTATTGGACCAGAAACATCAATAAAGGCTGTATATTTTCCTTTGTGTTTTCCTGTAGTTTGTTTTATCAAACCACTTAGTATTTTTGTTTCCGAAGAAACCTTTTTAGTCTTTATACTACTGCTATTGACTGTTTTTTCTAATTTAGCAAAAACAGTTATTGGTAAAGAATTTGCTGTATCGGTACTACTTCTTTTTAAAGTCATACTACCTTGATCTACAGAATATTGTATATCTGTAGATGTTGTTGCTGTGGATGATGTTAGGTTTAATTTTTCTCCAGTATCGGTATTGATTACAAACCAATTTATGTTAGCATCCGCATCTAAGAAAATAGCACCATCTATTGAAGAAGAACCATCTGTTGCGTTAATATTAACGGTGTCTGCTGCTGCTTCAAAACTTGCAGAGTAGATTTTTTGAATTTCTATAGAAAGAGTATCACCTTGAATTACATTGTTGAAAACACTTCCAGTTGGTAGTTTGAAGATATTTTTATCTTTGGATGGTTCGAATACTACAGTGTTGTATACATTTATTGTTTGTGTGGTGCCTGGGAAAGTCTCTACAAATCTTTTCTTTCCGCTTATTGGTGCAATGTTTGCTATCTTCTTGGTATTTTGATTTTGATCATTATAAGCCAAACTAATAACATTATTAAAAGAATTATCGTTTTCAAACAATTCTGTGTCGAACAAGAAGAACTTGTATAGTGGTTCGGTTTCGTCTGCACTCGGAGAACCAAATGGAGTTACTGCTCTTATTCTAGTTGTTCCTATTGTGCTGTTTAAAACCGTTGGAGATTTAACTGTTCTTGTTTCTCTGTTGTCTGTAAAATAACTATTTGGACCATTGACCTCATAAGGCCAAGTTCTGTCTTCACTCTTCAGGACTCTATAAGGCAATATCTTTCCAGAGAAAGCATAGTCAGAAACAGAATAATTGATGTTATCACCAACAGCAAATTCATTCAACAAATCAAATGGTTTTGTGGTAACACCATATGCACCTGGCTGATCTGGACCATACTTATCTATTCTGGCTACCAGTATCATAGGAGCATTTGGATCACTTTCATCGGGTGTTGACCAGGATAAAACTGTAGCAGAAGAATATCCATAATCTATAGAAGAATCTGGATCTCCATTTGTGTTTGGTTGTTGTATTTGAATTATTTTTTCTCCAACAATATAATTTGCTGAAGGATCATAACTAACCTCTCTGGAAAGAGTTTGCTCTAAAGTTTCAGTTTCTATGTAATTTTTGGTGTCGGAATATTGATTGGTAGAAGTGTGTTTTATATTAACAAATCTACCAAGAGTTGGTGTTAGATTGGTTTTTGATGAAAATCCTTCATTTCCCACAACTGCATCCACTGACGGTTGGTATATTGGACCGTATTTTATTTGAAATTCTTTAGAAGGAACACACTCTTCTATGTAAAGTGCCTTTTCTAAAGATGACCATGCATACAGTATACCTTTTATTTCTTCCGCTTGATCGTTGTTTATGGATTCCCAATTCCATTGTCTAACATCTCTTTCTCCCGTTCCTATTGAGATATTACTGAAGTATTGTTTGTCTATAGTATCTTTGAATTTTATTCTCTTAAAGTTTGTAGTGTTGTTTTTTCTTATAACAGCGGATATTCTGTAAATAAAACAAGGAGAACCGTTTATAAGTTCTACTGATTTAAACAGAGAATCAGTAGTAATATCTGGTAAAATAGATGGATTGTTTCTAAACACACTTATTGTGGCATAAGTTCCGCCAGTACCAGTATCATATTCATATCTAAACATAAAACCATTTAATATTTGTCCTGTTGGTGTTTGTATTATTATTTGTTTTATGTCACCAGTTGAAGGTAAAGTTCCACCACTAGCAACCACTGGAGTCGCGCTGTCGATTATCAATTGAACTTCATAAACATCTTGTAGTGTATAAATGCTTTCTATGCTACTACCCCAAGATGTAGAGGGATAATTGTCCTCAACAGAACCTTTGTAAAATATCACTCCAGAATCTTGCGCTGCTGCTTCATCGAAAGTGGTTCCAGTTGAGTATATTGATTTGAAATCATTTGTTCCTGCTTTTTGCACATACAAATCTGAAATATCAGTATTTGGAACCCATCTCAAAGAGTAACCAAAACCAGTAACTTGTCCATCTCTATTTAATTGCCATATTTTGTATTTGTCTGTGCTGTTATAGTTGTCTATAAATCCAGTATTTGTGTCTTTTGTTGGTGTGGGATCATACGCTTGAGGAAAATTATACCCCGTAAGATCCGATTGCATGTTTATATCAAAAGAAAATCTTACTGCCTGCACTGCATCAGAAATAAGTCGGGAGTTATAAGAAGCAGAAGAGGACTGACCTCTGACTATATTAAATGGTGTTTGTCTGTTATTGCAGGCTTCAAAATTAGAACCTGTGAATATAGTTGAATTAAATGGCATTTTGTTCCTCGATGAAGATTACGCTTTCGTACTTTTCTTGTGGATATGTATCGGGCAAACCTAACATATAATTTGTAGAACTGGATGTCCAAGATTTGAAAGGACTCCAATATAAAATGGGTGCAGTTACTTGTACTAAACCAGACTGTTCTATCACCAGAGTCATTATTTCTGATGTTTGTAATTCAAATTTGGGTAAAGTTTCCCAATCAGGTATGGCTGTGCTTACATCGTTTGCAAAACTAGCAACAACATAATTACCCATCAAACTAGAAGAGTTGAGATTTACAGTTTTTGTTTCTGTGTTTCCAGTTGGATTTATTCCCTTATCATAATCTAGATTCTTGGTATAATCCAAAGCAGTTTCATAACCAAACACATATGCTTTGCCTGGTTGGATTCCTAGATTTAATTTATTGGAATCTCCTACTGGATTATCAAAAACAGAAAAAGTTCCATTTCTGTCTATTAAAAAATTCTTGTATTGAAGATTTAGTGAAACAGTTGCTGTGTTCGCAGAAGGAGGTCTTTTATAATTAACAGCACCGAATCCGTTTGCATTTGGTGTACCTAAAGATATTCTCTTGGTATTTTTTGATTTTACATAAATTAATTTTGATGTAGTTGCTGTCGTTTGCTCCACACTACCAACGGGTATTTCCTTATAAGATTCTACAGAAACTATTTCTCCTATACCGACAGAAGCGCCTTCAAAATCAAATCCAGCATCGAAAGGATTTATTGAAGAGGTGCTCCATATGTAACTTCCGACTTGAAGATACTGAGCACTGGCTGGATCGTTGGGGGATCCCTCTACAATATAAACATAAACATCATTTCTTAGGTGATTTTTTATCTCCAAATCAAACGGAGAAACAGTGTAAGAACCTGATTCATCGTATGTTCTTTGTGCAAAAAGATCTAAAATTTGAGAATAATTTGGTAATCTTCTTATCCAATCCAATCTTCCATAAACAATTCTGGCTATCTGTATGAAGTCTTGATTTGCATAATTATCTACACTTACATCCTGTGGATCATATGGATACTGTTGAATATCTAAACTTACACTGTAACGATCAGCACCAGGCGCATTTGAATTGTATATTCCATTGGAAGGATCTCTTAAAGAAGGATCATCGTCCACCGTTATTATTTGTCTGTTTATGAACAATCCTACTCTGTTTGATGGATATCTAAACAGTCTAATATTTGCTGAAGCGTTGGTGTAAGAATAATTACCTGTCTCATAACTTTTTTCTGTTTCACCGAGATTAGATAATTCGTATGGAACCAATATCTGAGATTTATTGGTTATAAACATTCCGTCAATATAATAGATTCCAGCATCCACTTTGACTAAAGATGCGGTCCCAGATGGTGCTATAGTATACAGATCGGTTTCTATTAAAGATGGATTTATTACCTTAAAATAGTAACTAAATGTTGTTCCATTATTAGTTCCAAAAAGAAGTATTAAATCATTAGGAAGTACTCCTTCATTTCCAGTTATATCACTGAAATAAATAACTGGATAGTCGTCTACTCCATTATCCAGAGAATTGTCAAAATGATTTATGAGAATGGTTCCCGTATCTTCATAAGTCCCATTTACATTTCTTAATATCTTACCTTGAAGTTTTTGAATTGTTCCAGTAAGTCTATTGGAACTATACTCGTCACTTGCAACGGTTTCCTCTGAAGGTATAACAAGACTGTTTAATATTTGTTGAGAAGAAGTGGTTGTTGCTGTACCAGTGTTATCGTATGTCACTGCTTCAACTCTTACAAAATTTGTTGAAGTAACAAAAACCTTTCCACCGAAAACCTGAGATCCATCTACGAATATATGATCTGCAAATTTTGAAATTTGATTCTGAAGAACTGTCTGAATCTGAGTCAATTCTCTTGCCTGGACAGAATAACCAGGCTTGAAAAGAGTCCTTAAAAAATTCTTCGCGTCGTCGAAATCGTCATAATATGGCGAATTTGCTAAAATGTCTGGTTGCTTCAGAGGCATCTATATCTCCATTAGAATCCCAAAAGTATATTAGTGGTAAAATTTGTATCTGTCGAAAGTTGCACAGGATCTATATTTTGTATGTATAGCACTTCTCCTGAGTATTTGTTAATATTGATATTGTTGTATTTTTGTTCTGCCACAGAAACAGTGACTGGAGATACACCAGTATTTCCGGCACATTGATTATTAAAAAGAGTCACATTTTTTACAAATGGATCAGAAACACATATTAAAATATCACCTACATCAAATGTTCCTTTTTCCATCTGAACATAGATGTTTTTTGTTTTTGTTGTAGTTCCCTCTGGTAAATCTTGCGATATTACGAATCCTGCCGCCGAATCTTTAGTCTCTGTTGGTTCCCTATACAAATAACTACCAACTGGGGTGACGATTTCACCGAAACTCCCATCTTTAGAAAGAACATATTTAGAAACTACAGAAGAAATTATTGTTTCTGGTATGTTTGCTGGTGCTGAAACATCATAATTTTCAGAAAGAACATACAAATTTTGTGTGTTTCCTTCTACTAAATTCACGGTGTTTGTAAAACTACTGGGGGTTCTTCTAAAAAGAGTGACACTTTCACCAGAGGTTACTTGATTTGTTGTTATTGTTGCTGGTTCATAATCGCCAGATGGGGAGGTTATTTTTAAATTCAATTTAGTAGGATCAAGAGGATCCACCGAAAAAGATTCTATTTTTGCTGTGGATAGAGTATCGTTTCCTAATATGTGTGTGGGTGCTGTTGCGGGTGCTGATTGCGGATTTGGGAACAGGTAATTAGATACATCAAATTCTGATTCTATTAATATTTGTTCTTTGTCTTTGAATAAAAGACTAGAATAATAAGCATTAAAGATAGAATCGAAATTCAAAGAACGATTAACAAACTCACCAGTAGGTGCTCCTATAGTACTACCATCATACTCAAATACTTCGTCTGTTTTTGATAAATTTTGAATGTGACCACAATACAAAGTGATATTATCTTGAATCAATGATTCATATCTAGTTTTTGCACTCAAATCACCAACAATATTTGTTAGTTTTAGTGTAGTAGACATATTTGCCTGCCCACCTGGATTAGCAGAGTATGCTGATCTATAACCAAAAATACCAGGCACAATAATTTCAGAAATAGTAGCCTGCAATAAAGGTGTGGTAGATGTGCTGTCTTCGAAAAATTGTATTACATCACCAACAGTGAAAAAATTTGCAGCAGTTGCTTGGGTTATTTGATTACTGGGTAACTGTGTATTTACTGGAACAGGTGTTAATTCATAAAAATTAAAATATTGACCATCATCATTTCTAAAATTAGAAACATGATAATAAACATCACTACTTTGTGCTAAATTTTCTCTAAATTCATAAATATTTTTTGTAAAAATTGTAGATTGGTGTTTAATTTTTTGACCAGTTTGCTGGTTAGTAATAAAAGTGTTAGTATCAAATCCTATAGCACTAGAACTACTCTCAAAGTATAGAACGGCGTCACCGTTGTTTGGCCAATTGATTTTTTTGTCAACAAGAACACCGATATAATCTTCATTATTCTGATTTTGAACAAAAAACGATTTACCAGTATAAGTATTTCCTATTTGATAAAAATCATCAATATTTACTGGTTGATTAAATTCATTTACAGGATTACTACTCGGAGTTAAGAGATAAATTGAAGCAAATCCCCAATTAGGTAAGGTATAATCAGTAGGTGTGCCACCATAAGAAGTACCAGATACGGAACCATTATACTTTAAAACCATATCATATTGGTTTGTTTGATTATTTGGGTTTGTTCCATTAGAAGTTTCTATGTTCTTCACTATTCCTATTTGTCTTAGGAATGAACTGTTTCCGAAATATTTTTCTTCATTGTCTGGTATTGCTGCGAAAGAAACATCTTTAGAAATTAATATACTTGTTGGTTTTATTTCTCCAAGAATATCAAAACCATGTCCTCCGTCTGGGGGAATAACAGCAGACAGAGAAACATTAGTGTTTATTAAAAAGAATGTTTCTGCAAAATTATAATTCTGTCCACCATTCATAACAATAATATCTGTCAGAATGTTGTTTTGAAAAACAGGAACGGCGACTGCTCCAGTGCCATTACCTTTTATATTAATCTTAGGTAATATCGAGAAAACATCACCAGATTGAATTGCAGTTGCGTCATCAGGATAAACTTCACACAAAACAATTGTAGCGACACCATTAGATACTGTATATGAATCTATTGTTCCTATTTTACCATTTTCAAAAAATACAACATAATTTGTGTTGTAAAAATTATTAACACTAGACATCGCAGAACCAACAGATGCTGTCATTGTTAGTGTTTGAGAGTTATAACTTGTTACACTATAAGAATTATCGGAAAAATCAGGATTTACTAAATTAGTAAATTCATCTGTTGTGTTTATTGTTATTTTTTGAATACTTCCATTATCTGCATCCAATTTGACTGCTAGAGCCAAAGCACGAGCATCGTTATAAGATATTTTATCCAAAATCACAACTGGCATATAAGTAGATGTTAGAAATTTCTCCATTTCATCTGTAAGGGTATAAAGATATTTCCAAACATATCCATCCGAAGTTATTATTTCCTGAGTTGCGGCTGAACCGTTGTTCGGTAAGGATGGAGATGCGGTGGACGGCGATCCTCCATTATTAGACAAACAGATAAACACTCCAAATTCATCGCCTTCTTGAACTAAAACATAATACTTTTTGCTTAGTTTCCAAAGTTCTACATCATCCTCATACTGATCGTAAACAATACCTGAAGTCCAATCATATCTTGGTGCAACCAAAGATACATCAGATGATATTATTTTTTGATAAAAAAGAATATTTCTTTTTGCTTCATTTTGTTCTTTTATGGTATCAACAGTAGTTGGTGTGGTGTTTCCGCTCCAAGGCTTGGCTCTCCCATAAAACATATAATAATCATCATTTGATATGGGATCGGTCAAACTTTGAAAGAACTCTTTAGCAAAAGTGGACCTCAATGAATATGATAGTGTATCTGCCATTAGAACTCATCCCCTACTTGTATTTCTGTGTTTTCTATTGCTAATTGTTCAATAGTTAATTCTAAAAATGAACTTATCGTTTCATTTGTATTTAGATTAGAATTTGGATGAGGAAATACCACCCAATAACTACCTTTTTGATAGATGTCTGAAACATCTGGTAATGTCCTACTCAAAGAGTAAGTTGCATTGTTTATATTTGTTTTTATAGGATAACCAGCAACATCGTGAACAAATTCATCTTCTCCTGTTTGTGAACTAATAGGTTGATCTGGATTGAATCCTTCTGGAAACAGATCGTTGCCCTCTTGTCTCAAATTCAAGTTGGTTGATACTCGATAAGGCAAATAGTTTCCAATAAAATTACTTCTAGTTGCGACAACATTGTTTAAAGTAGAAGGATTGGTCAAGATCAACGGTCTTAATGTAAGTTTTCCAAACATCTTGTATCCAGCAGGATGCGCCAATCTTGTTATTGGATCCTTAAATGTATCGTAAGAAACATCAGTTTTTATTTCATAGGAGTGTGTTTGATAGTAATAGTTGTCTTGCAAGAAGTTTTTAGCACCAAGAAGACTTTTGCTGTTCTTATAATAACCATCATATTTACACATAAATGTGGTTAATGGTGAACCAGAAGCACCCGATCCACCAGAACTTGTTATGGATAAAGTATAAGAAGTTGGAGTTTCTTCATAATTTACTCCAAAGTTTATGGTTTTTATTTTTAAAATAGATCCAGTGATAGGATCGACTTTAGATACCACACCTTTATACCCAACACCAGAGGAAGAGGTATTCGGCAGTAGTTCTACAACATCTCCTTCCGAATAATTTGATCCTCCACTTGACAAATTTATAGTCTGTATTGATCGTTTTAATGGAAAGGAGAATGTTTGAAAAGCGTCCTCGTATACTAAATCGCAATAAATATTACCTTCTACAAAGTCTCCATACACTTCTTCTAAAAACAATTCTGCTACTTTATATGGACTCTGAATATAAACATTGCAAGAAGAAACTCTTGCTGTATTTGTTCTGATATCGTTTTCGTTCTTTTGATATATGTTTTTACCAACCAAAGATCTTATCTTATCTTCGTTAACGAAAGCAAAAAGTTTAACTGATTTCGATTCCAACCAAAGACCACCAGAAGCCACAAATATTTCTGTTCTTGGGTAGAATATTTCTATCTCAGAATCATAAAGAATCTTGAACAAAAAGTTTAAAGATTTTTCAGTTCCTTTTGATTGATAGAATTCTATCGCTCTTTTTATCAAATTTCTTATATTAAGAGGTTCACCTGTCTGTCTATCCGTGGTCAGTTCTTGTGGAAAATCAGGTATGAATATTCTTCTAAATCTCTCAATCAGTATTTCTGGTGTATGATCGACATCAAAGAAATCAAACTGAGAAAAGGGCACATAATTTGGATTGTTTGATTGTTCTAGAAACTGATAATATTTTTCCAAGAACAAAACAAACACATCATATTCTTCTTTTATGAATGATGGAATCTGCGAAGACATAACATTTGAAAGTTTATTCTTCAAAAAGATTACATTATCATCCGTCTTGAACTTTACTCTTTTTTCAGATCCTACTATTATCTTTCCAGATTTATTCACCAAATAAGCACGAAGAAGATGATTCCCCGATTCCACATTTTGTATTTCGAAGGAACCAAACAAATCTTGTTTCTCGTATTTCACTCCATCGAGAATAAAAACTATCTTATCTGTAAACTTTGAATTTTCTTCGACCAAATAATCAACATATACTTTATCCGAGTATACAGTAGATTTGGAAAGTGGACTTCTTAAAGTTATCATCTGTTTTTATATGGTACTAGTGTTTGGTTTATCACCAAAGACAAAGGATCATTAAAATCGTGAACTAAGAACATTTTTTGTTTTGCAACTATATCCGATTCATTTGGTACGCAATAAACACTTATTGGTTTTTGATCAATCAAAGATGTTGGTTTAAATTTGTTCAAATAAATGATTCCTTTATCATAATCTATAGAACCTATCTTGGAATTTATGATTATTTTGTTTCCATTAAGAGTATAGAAAAGACGAATATTACCATAACCATCCTCATCTAGTTCACAGTCTCTATCAATCCCATTTTTGTCAAAATAACCAAATAGATTTGTAGACAATATACTCTTGTATCCATCTTCAGGATGATACAATTTATTGTTTAATTTTAGCACATAATTATGCGATTTTAAATCGAAAAGAGGTACAAATCTTTTTTCTAAGACAACTAAAACTTCATTGCTAACTATGTTATTATTTACTTCTTGAATGGAAGTGCTCAATTCTGTAGAATAAAGATCTTTATCAAATTTATCCAAATATTCCTCTGTAAAGGAATATACAGACTGTCTTATATCCGAAATAATTTGATTAGTTCCTTCTGGTAGATTGATCGGATCAATTTTTACATTTACAGTAAGATTCAAATAAAGAACTTCTGGATCTACAAACTCCACCAATACTCCAACAACATTTCTAGTTCTCGTAAGGGTTTGTACTATTTTACTTTTTTCATCTGAAGAAAGAAATACACCTTCTTTTGGTTTTACAGAAATAAACACCTTTCCATATTGGATAGGATCATTCTCTTCACCACCCCAACAAATAACATCTTCTAAACTGTTAAAATCTTTTAGAATTATATTTCTATAATCTTCTTTAGTGACTGCTCTGTTCTGGGTAACATAATTTCTGGTGACATTAAATCTAATTGATTCTTTACTTTCTTTGTCCGTTCCACCAGAAGAAGGAACTATTAGTCTAGTAGATGTAGTGCTATATCCAATTGCTCCGCCAAAAACATTGGTGCTGTTTGCAATCCCAATACCATTTGCAGCAGAACCACTTGATTCTACTATTTCTATTCTTATTACATTACCGTTTTCTAGTCTTTTACCTAAAACTCCATCTCCAAAAAGTAACTCAAGATAACCATCAGAATTTTCTTCTAAGTAATAAACAAGACTTTCTTCAGTTACTTCTGTGATATTTGTTGCTTCATAGAAAGTTTCAAATTCTGTAGAAGAAGAATTTGCTTGTATTTGTACTTTTAAAGTAGAAGCATCGACATTTTTATATGGTATTACAAATCTTTGAGTGCTGTCACCAGAATCAGCAACAAAAGAATATTTTCTAACTACACCCTCTATTAAAGTTACTGTATCCGTAGAGTATTCTCTTACATTTCCGTTTTCATAGTACGAAGAAGGGACAAGATTTGCATCTATTGGTAGAAAGAACATATAACTAAAACCATCTTTTATAGCATTTACTCTAGTACCTCTAGGTAATGTTCCGCTAGTTGGGTATTCACCCGCATCAATAGTTATTTGAACTTCACACCTAGCAGATGTTATTGTTTTTGGTCTATATGCAAAATGTTTTGCTATGGAAACTATAGAAGATCTCTTGGTTGCACTGTCCAAGAACATCTCGTTTACTGTCATATTATTGTAAAATGCTTGGTAGTAAGTATTGTATGCCAGTACATCGAGAATGATATTTAAAGCAGAACCTTCAAAATTATAACCAGTGAACTCCTGTTGGGATTTCAAGAAATTTTTTAAATTTTGTTTGATTAAATCAAACTCTATATCTGTTATTTTTAAGTCTTTAGTCTTCATCTGCTTCTGGATACAACTAGAGATATTGTCTCTCTAGATGCTTCCTCTCCTATTATTGTGTAAGTTACCGAAACTACCAATTCTTGTTCTCTTGTATCAATAAAAACATCATCTATAGTTTCTCTTGTTTTACCATAATTTATAGAAACATCTTCAACTACTATTCTTGGCTCATGTATTTCTAGTATTTTTTTAATTCTTTGTATGATGTCGTTTTCTACGATAAAATCGAAATTATCAAAAAGTTTATTTCTTAAATTCACAGACATTGCAAAAAAAGGTTTTTCAAAAGAATTTATCAACAATAAAGTCCTTACGGATTGTTTTATTGCTTCTTTTCCTGTTTTTAATATCAAATTTCCAGACACGGGATGTGCCTTGAAAGAATAATCTATGTCTGTTATTTTTAGATTTTTGTTCATTCTTTTTTATTTATGCTATTTGCATTTAGTATTTTGTTTAGTTGGTGTCCATTTTCCTGGCGGACATTGTATAAAATCAACTGGTAGTCTTGGATCAACACCTAATCCCACCCCAACTGCTGCGTCCAATTCCCCTCCAACATAACTACCACCATTTTCAAACTCACTATTTTTGTAAAGTTTACCAGCAGCAAACAAAGTTATATCCTTGAGACTCGATAGACGGAGAGTTTCTCTAGAAAAAATGTTCATATTTTTTTTCCCGCCAATAAAACTCAAATTTTCTGAAAAAATTCTCATAACTGCATCTTTATTTCTCTTATTGTCCACCACTCCTGCTTCTATGAAGACGGTTCTAAACCCAAGCACACCAGAATTACCATCTTGAGATATAATATAATTGTCAGAATCAGTTCTAATGACCGATCTTCCAGCATAAATGGACAAATCACCCAACTCAAGAGAACCAGATGGGCGATTTATTTTGCTTCCAACACCAACCGACCAAGCCTTATGGATTTCTGAAGTATATGAACCTTCATATGTTCTTTCCGCGGCATCCCTATAAATTTCCCTAACAACATCTCCGTAATCTCGTTCCGTTACTTTTTGAATGTGTTCTTGGAGATCTTGTTTTATTTTTGTTCTTCTGCTTCCTTCTAGGAGAGTTTCTTGTACAGAATCTTTCTTTGTCATATTCAAATTATCAAAATTACCATCAATTCTAACATCTCTATTTCCGCCAATTTCATTTACCATATCCCCACCTACTACCGTGTGCATATGTCCTGTGCATTCTAGATTGTAGTCACCGTTGATGAAGTGATTAAAATTACCACAATCTTGACGCATATTTATGTCTCCCTTTTTGAGTTGAACATTGGCGTCACCCTTATCCATAAGGACATTTAGTTGACCTTCCTCAACATAAATGTTTATATTTGCTCCCTTGCCTACATGAATATCAAAATTTACTGCATTGTTTTCATTTGTTTTCATTTCATCCGTGTTCATACGGATTTTTAATGCTTTATCTACAGTTATATCGCAATACCCATCAACATGAACATGACCATCTCTAAGAACAGAAACATAACTATCCCTTACTATTTTTACTACTTTATCGCCGTTTGGATGGTATTCTTCAAAAGTTCCACTTCTATGATTTGTTGAAATTCTCTCACTGCCTGGAGTATCATCAAATTCTAAAACATGACCAGATTCTGTTTCTGTTACTTTATTGTATGGATAGATTGTTAAGTCTTTAAATCTTTCTTCTTCCGTATCTCCAACTCCATCACTACCTTCACAGTCACTGCAACCTTTTCTTGGTTTTATGTCCTTACCTTTAATTTTTGCATATTGAGTTGGACTTTCAGACCATCCTTTTCCTTTATTTGTTTCTTTCTTTTTTGAAAAAGGATCGCATCTGGTAGAACCGCCGCCTCCTCCTCCCGAACCTCCCGCTCCGCCTCCTCCACCACCTCCTCCACCGCCTCCACCGCCTCCACCGCCACCGCCAGAACTGCTGCTAGGTCTGGAAGGAGAAACGGGATTAGTTGTAGAGACTGTTGGACGAGTAGGTCTAGGTCTTCCTCCAGAACCCCCTCCACCCCTTCCACCAACAGATGCAGCACCAGACCCACCGTTGGTTCCTCCACCAGATCCAGTGCCGCTGTCGCCGCCGCCACCACCACCACCACCACCCGTGTTGGGAT